TTTACTTATTTAGCAGTAGGAAAGATTCCGATGGTAGTACTTGTTGCAACCATCATCTATGAGGGCGCGATGGTCGCTGCTCTATGGGCGTTCTATAATTATGTATTGATTGATAAAAGTAAATAATAACAGAGAAGCAGCCTACCGTCCCAAGTAAGCTGCTTTTCTAATCGTATTTTTTATGAATTGGTTGTTAGTGTTATTATCTTCTATCGGTGAATCCCTGAGTAAGCCATTGCACAAAGACGTTTGGTAATCTCCCCGCCAACGGAACCGTTAGCACGAGCAGTTGATTCCGCTCCGAGCTGGACTCCAAACTCTGAGGCAATTTCAAACTTCATTTGGTTAAGAGCAGATTCAACACCAGGAACAATCAAACTATTTCGGTTGTTAGATGCCATGTTATCCACCTCCTTTAAGTTATGTTGTCCAGAGGTGGCGGCTCTATCCTAAAATAGCTCTTCCAAATTATAGCTGTTTATAACAGGATGACAAATATCACGGTAATCACAATAGCGACATTCAAAAGAAGTAGGTTGATATTCGCGGTCAGGTAAAGTCCCATTATCAATATGATGAATAACGAACTCAATGTCCGCCACGATTTCATCCACAATCGCTTGGTTATATGTGACATAATAATACTTTTGGTCTTGGGTGTTTTTGTTTTCATAGTAGACTAGCCCTGCCCGTATCCCTGTCAGAAAGAAGTAGAGCTGTAACTGCATCTCATGTTTCTTATCTGGCTTTGTCTTTGGGATGTAGTCATTGTAGCTTTTCTCTTTTGCTGATTTAAACTCAACAATTAAAACATCAGAAGCAAGACCTTCATATACTAACTCTTCTCCAGTTTCATTTCCCTCTTCATCATAGACAGGCTTGTATAGCTTAATCACCTTGTCATCCTCAATGACATCGTCGGGTTTCTTCATGAAGTTCCAAACGATAGCGTCGCTTCGTCCTGATATGCGAAGCTTCTCATCTTTTAGTTTTAGTTCGGGCGCAATCATGATTCCCATTCTCTCGAAGGTCGCTTCCATTCTTTCATGAAAGTAAGTACCGTTATCAAGGATTAGGATGTTTCTTCCTTGCTTAGGCTTACCTGGGTAACCCATCATTTGATAAGCAATCAGACGCTTGCATTTCCCTACTGATGATGGATAGAACTTTCCAATCCTTCCATCTTCATAACGCTTTTGCTGATTAGCTTGGTCTTCTTCCACAAGGAATTGATGCACCATATCAACGAGATTCATATCCCCATACTTCTCGTTAATCTTTTGAATCTCTTTTCGAATCTGTGCTGTATCCAACCGAATTCCTCCCGATTCTATTGATTTATCTATGTTAAATGCTTATATTACCGTAAGAATACTCCACCTTATTATAGCATGGCAAATGTCATAAAGTCAAAGGAGGTTAAGGTAACACATGGCATATAAGAAACAGTACAATAATGCTGACCGTGACGATGGTGTAAGAGGAGAACTCCTCAAGGCCAAGGACAATGAAGCTGCTCTCGCGAAGCTCGATGGGATGAGCAAACCAGTCCTCAATGGAGATGGTAACCCACCTGCCAAGAGTCAATGGAGCACAGGCCGCGGCTGCCCTAAGTGTAAACATCAAATGGCTTTCAAGGAAATCACGAAGTCTGGACAGACTGTTGTGTTCTGTCATAACTGTCATAGAGAATGGTATGCTGCAGACCTTGAGAACACAACCAAGAATGGTGACTTCATCCACCGCGATATTCCTGATGAACTCATCCTACGCTACATGATGGCGAACGATGCACGCCTTAAATTAGAAGGCAAATAAAGCTTGACGAATGTTCCTCCTAGTGGATAAAAATGAGCTAGGGGGAATTATTTTGAAACAGATGATTAGAGAAATTGCAGAGAGCTATCTGTATTACATTGCTTGCCTAGTTGTTTACTTCATTCTTGTCCACTTTCATGTTCGCCCATACTATCCGCAAAAGCATTTTGGTTTCTGGACTATCATGCTGACGATTGCGGTGACTATGTATGGCGGAGGCTTCCTTATTAAGAAGTATGAGAGGTATCTTCTAAAGAGAGATGCTATCAACATACTAAGGGAACAGGGGTACAAGAAATCAGATATAGAGAAGATAGAAATCTTTCGTGATGGTGATGATGAAGTAGTAGAGATTACATTAAAAGATGACCAGGGGGAAAAGAAATGAATCCAGAATACCAATTCAAAGTAGAGAAGCTTACAGACAAAGAGAAGATTGTAGATGGGTTATTAAGCTCAGGACACATTGTAGCATGTGAGCAGAAGTTTGGTCACTATGAAATCTCTGTGTATGGCAAACAAACTGTAAGTGGCAAGGGCGGTAAGCCAACTGATTGGTTTGAAAAGAATACAACACCAGCCATTATTAAGACGCCTTACTATCCACCAACGACTGCTTACTTTGGTACTGGTTCAATTACTACGACTCCAGGTTATACAACAACTGTCATGAATTGTAATGTTTCAGAAGAAGCGGACTTGGAAAAGATTAAAGATGCGATTACTAAAGCTGTGGAATTCGGAACAAGAGAGGTAATGGAATAGTGGGAGAATTCAATTTCAGCGACATCGTATATGTGCCAATTAAATGTGAAGATTGCAAGAAGGAAGGCCAAGCGCCTACCCTCAAGCAAATCTTAGATAATAAAGAAACCAAGCTAAGCCAAACTTTAGAAGAGCTTGGATACATCCCTGTTACATGTGGATGTGCAAACGAAGAGACCACGGAAGAATAACCGTGGCTCTTTTTTATTGGGCAGTTAGTGCCTCCAATTGTTTTCCAATGTATCGTGTGACGATGTTTACACCAGTACCAGTACCAACAAATGTGACTGTTCCATCCACTCTGTTTGCTCCAAACTCTTCCCATGGTGCATTGATAGTGAAGTCTGTATTAGCAATCGCAAGAAGAATATCTTCTTCGCTTACTCCAGCAAACTTGGATAGGTAAATGAATCGTGCGATACCTTGGATGACCGCGGACTTATTCATCACATACTTTTTGTGGTCATTTAAATCGTCAGGTAAAACCTCAAACACTTTATTGAATGTGCTTTCTACATAAGCTCTTACTTCATCATAGTTTTCTTCGTTCAATACATCATCAGAAGCAGACTTATCTGTTCCAGTTAAGAGATAGCTTACAGAGTTAGTAAGGATAGAAAGCAAGAATGTGTTTGGATTCGCATCAGTCAATCTTGTCTTCTCCATCTCTACGCCATACTTTGTGAAGTACTCATTGTTAGTGGCAAGATACTTTGCAACTCTTGTGTAAAGATTTGTCTGATTAAATTTCAAGCTTACTGACCTTGTTGGGCGCTTAGCCAATTGGTTCAAGTCATGGAATAACTGGCGCTCCATATCTTCTGTAATCCCTGCAAAGATAACCACTGGTATCTGCATGTTCTTTAGAGCCTCCAGCTTGCGCGAGATTAAGAATTTCTTACGCTTGTCTTCCTCTGCCTTCAGTTCTTTCTCAAGGACGCTGATGGCTCTTACAATCCCTTTAAAGCGATGCTGCCCATCATTAACAGAAAGTATACTTTCAATATCAATAGAAACTTCTTCCTTCTGATGATTGTAAAGAATGTCACCACGACAAGTAGTTGTAATAGATGTAAGGAAGCTCATGTTGTCTTCTCTCAATCCTTTTAACACATACTTGGAAATGCTGATAACCTTTTCTCTATCAATGTTACGTTGCACCTCTTTGAAGACCGCTAAGAATTCCTGTAACTCATGGAACTTTAATGTGATGTTGTAAAATTTACGTCCGAATTGCGTTCCCTCTGTGCCACTTAATTTAACATATGTTGCCATACCAATTACCTCCTGATTGTTTTGCGTTAGCAATGATTTTATTATAAACATACACGATAAGTTTTAACCCTAGGCAAAAAAATAAATCATTTTTCTATTAGCCAAAGGTATTTACAATACAAAAAAAGAGGAGTAAGAATACTCCTCATGGCAATAACAACTTCTGTCCTACATAAATCGTAGTGGAAGTCATATTATTTTTCTGCTGGATAGCAGAGACAGTTGTGTGGAATTTCTGGCTTATGCCCCATAGTGTGTCGCCAGAAACTACCGTGTACGTAGCTACTGATGTTTGTGTTTCAAGAACTCTCCGTGCCTGCACAAGGTAATTCCCCCAGTAGTAATGAGTGTCAGCAAACGCAACACCTGTAGAAGACTGAGCGCCAAGCATATAATACGGAGAGACGTAAATAGAAACATGGTCAACGACACCATCCCTATTTATGTCGAAGAACAGTAGGTCTCCTTTTTGCAGATTATTGACAGAGACTTGAGTTCCTACTTTAGCTTGGTCTCGGCTTACTCTTGGTAAGGTAACACCATTCTGTGCATATATATACTCTGTAAAGGAAGAACAATCAAAGCTTGATACATTTCCATATACAGCACCGTATGAGTACGGAACCCCCAAATACTTCTCCCCTGTATTAACAATGTCATCCCCTGTTGCTGCTGATGCAGCGTAAGCGCCGACGTTCATCGACAACAGTATGGCACCTGCAAGAGCTAGTATTTTGGCTTTCATGACAACACTCCTATCTTAAGTTATGTACTCACTAACCATAACCCGAAGTCAATTCGGTTGTCATTGCGAAAATGTTGCCAAGAATATTACGAATATTACTTTTTCTTTACACCAATCTCTTCTAAGTGTTTGTCCAATATCCAGCGGATACTGCTGACACTACGATTGAATACCTTGGCTACCTGTGGGCGGGAGTAACCTTGGTCAAGTAATTCAATGGCACGTTTCTTTTCTTCCTCTGTCCAGCGCTTGCGCGTAACAGGCTTCTCATAATCAAGCTGTCGTTGCTTTGCCACCCATTCTGGTTCAGGCGGAATGCTATCCATCTCAATGAGATAGAAGTTTAACTTGTCACGATTCTTCTCTGCCCACTTCCAAAACTTATAAGGGTCAATCATCCAGCGATGGGCTTCCCTATTCTTATAAGTTAACTGAGGCTTCTTAGCAGGAAGTCCATCTTCATTAATCAGCTTGATGATGTAAGACTTGTTTCGCTTCACTAATCGAGCCAGCTCAGCGGCTGTCATCATCCCTGTGTGCAATAGCATGTCTGTTGTATCCAATTCCCTTAGGCGATTCTCAACGGCCCTTGGAGACCGCTTTAACTTGCTTCCAATGAAATTAAATCCTGCTTGTCCTGCCATCTCTAATATGATTTCATCTTCTTCTTTTGTCCATGTACAGTTGTCTCTTTCTGGTCTCTTCTTAGCCATTGAGATACCTCCTATTTCTTTTTCTTTGGTGCGGCAACTTTCCTTACCTTTGGCTTCTCTTCTACATAGTCATGCGGCACTAAGCTTCTTCCATATCTTCCAATGAAGTGTTCAAAGTCATCATTGAAATTTGATAGGGTATCTTTCTTATGATACCAAAGCTGTCTGAATGCAGTTGTAACAATTTGCGGCGGGTAATCTTCTAATCGAATAAAGAAAGCAGAGCCACTTGACTCTCCACCTCCACCTACAATATTGTAGTAAGGAAGTTTCTTTGCTTCTTCTGGATACTTCTCAAGAAGCTCTACCAGTCTTACGCATATCCTATCATACTTATGGTCATCAATAATGCTTTCATCCAGTGCGTAGTAAAGATAACCATGGACAAGGAACTGCTGTATCCTCATCCATAGTTCTTCAAGTTCAGTTTGCTGATACGCCATAGCGCTCACTCATTTCTTTGATGACTTTTTCTGCATTAGCCATCTTGCCAATCTGACGAGCATGTTTGCGAATCTCTGATGACATTAAACGAAATGATTTCTGATGAACATGAACCTTAATCTTATGCTGTGGCAATTCATCAATCTTTGTTCCTTCATGGTAGTGTTCTTCTGGGGACTTTCTTTCTCCAGCATAAACACTATCATAATCATTCAGGCAAATCATTAGAGTCTGCTGTGTCTGATATACTTCTTGTTCAACATGGTAGAAAAGGTGAGGAACTTTGTTAATCAGCTTCCCTACCCACTTGCGAACCTCAGGCATCTCCCAAAGCTCTACTGATGTATCATCGTAACCGTGGAATGCAATGGCTACTCTTTGGAAAGTATCAACGCCAGCGCTTTCTAGTTTGCTGATTGCCTTTTGAATATCTAAAACTCTTCCTTCATCCACCATATCTTTTGTAACAATCATTGAATACATGCTGCCTTTACTCATCCAACATCCTCCTTAACTGTCAAAACCGAATACGATGCGGACATCGCTTCCGTCTATATTATCCGCCAGCTCTTTCAGTTTGTCCATAGAATCAAACCAGTAAGTGCCGACGGCGTCACGGTAGCTCTCGTGCCAGGAAACTCTTGTATAATAAGTCTTTCCTTCTTCGCGCTCTTTCTTTCCTGCAATCAGGTCTTCCATCTCTTGCTGTGTAATCTTAATAATATTCTGACCCCATACATCACCTGAGTAATGCTTAGGCTCCCCTTCTTCTTTGAAGACCTTGTATTCTTCTTCGCTGACTGTACCATATTGAGTGGTCACTTGGTCCCAGTCATACTGGATAAGTTCATCCAATCCTACGTAGCTCATGCTGTGATAGCCGCCGTCTTCTTTTAAGTAGTCTTCTACTTCTTCTGAAATGTCATCAGGAAGACCACGAGGAGTATCAATGGAATTGAATCCCTCTCCTGTTTCGACACCAGCAAATCCACGACCATTGCGTACATCAGCTAGGATGGCAAACAAATCATAGTTGCGTCCATCATATACCCAACCTTCATACACCTTCGGTGCGTTCCAATCGAATTCCCATCGGCGGGTAATCCCTTTTAATGCTTCGCCAGATGCAATGTCCGCAGCCAACTTCTCGTGTTCCTCAGCAGCTTCTATTCTGCCGTTCTCGCGGTCACGTTCTGCCCATGCTTTATACATAGCAACGCGTGGGTTCGGTCCTGCTACACCTTCCCAATAGCCGTGTTCTGAATTGTACTTCTCAACAAACATATGAATATCTGTGCCCATTATTCTTTTACCTCCTTAAGTATTTCAATTGCTTTTCTGAATTCATCTGCTACATCACTGTCGCCATCACCATCAAGTTCTATACTGTGGAGGATAGCTTCCAGTTCCTCAATGACATGAAACATTATTCTTCCTCCTTCTTCTTTCTGTTTGCTTTGTTTCCTCTTGTAAAGTTTCTAATGTCTGGTTCCATACCAAATGGTGTCCATGGTGCAGGCTTTCCATTGATTAATGTAATGGCAAGAGCACCAGCATCAAAAGCTTCCTTAATATATTCTTCTGGTGTCTTCTCTTCAGTGTAGTCCTCTAAGTTTTCTGAGTAACAATTCTCACACATGAAAGTTCCATGTTCGAAGCTAGGGTTTTCAAAGTTCTCACTCTTCCACCATTGGAACTCCCCTTTATAATCTACCAATGCATCGCAGTCAACCTTTGCTGGCTGAATGAACTGGTCTGATATGTGTCCACAATCTGTACACTTTTGCTTCGGTGTATTCATTATTCTTCCTCCTTATAATCATCAAAGTCAATATCGTTTGGGACTTCTTGCGGGTCGTTCTCAGGGTTAAAATCTTCCTCTCCTTCGTAATCCATATCTTCTTCTGTATAGAAGTAGTAACCTTCATCTTCGCATGTATAATAATACGTTTTAAACCATTCGCCGCTGCTATCCCATGGAGCTTCGTCTTTTCTATTGATAGTGTCGATTAAATCTTGCACACCTTCAATGAACGTTTCTCCATAAGCAAATGATTCTACATCAGCTGGCACCCACTTCACACTTACACATTGCAAATCAAATCTCACTGCTGGATTCTTCTTCGTCATCATATTCACCTTCTTCGTCTTCTGTTGTGTACTGATATGTCCAGTCAGTACCAGCATATTTAATTAATAGTTTTTCCAACTCATTTGCGAATTCATCATTCCTGCTTGCAGGTGTTCTTAAATTCATATGCTTAAAGTAGATATACATATTGTCATCTCCTTTCATAAAAAAAGAGAAGGCTTACGCCCTCTCTGCTCTTCTTGGATATTTTTCACTGAGTATGCGCTCAGCATACCTCATGATATAGCCTTCTTCTTCCTCATCTTGAATGTCAACATGGTCGCTCCAATCCATAGCAATGTTGTGGCAGACCAATGCAACTTCATCCCAGTTGTCAAAAGGCTCAATTAGATTTTCTCCTTCAAGTATCCCTAACATGTAGGCTACTTTTGCTGAGGCTTCATTGAACATTCTGTCCCTCCTAGTCCTCATATTCAATTGGGGATTTCTTAGCCTGTCTTTCAATCGGCCAGTACTCAATTACCCATGTCAGTGGGAGGATAATATCCCCCGCATCTGACTCTGGAAGTTTCTGAATTGTGTATTCCATATCCAACATTTCCAGAGCTTCCAGATACATAAATAGCTCTTCTAATGTATGAGCTTTTTTAATTAACATGTTGTCTCCTACTTTCTTGCAATGTCCTCAATGTCATTAATGTTCCAACATGTTGGACAAGTATAACGATACTCTGGAGAATCAGCGACTTCGATTGGCATGATGTTATGCGTCTCGAAATCTTCTTCCGTTGTTTCGTTCCACTCTTCTGCTGTATGCTCTGATTCACATACTGGGCATTGATACAATGTATCTACTGATGGCATGGACAACCCTCCTTTACTGTTCTGAGTGATGTAGTCTTGCTTCTTCCTGAAGTAACTTACGCTTCTTCAAGACATCTGGGTCTGTTGGAGGAAACAATCCCGAAGACTGGATACTTCGTCTTGCCCGCGTGATGCTTTCTGCCGATGTAGAATGACCAACAAAAGCCTGGACAAAACCTTCACCCATTGGGATGCTATCAACCACTTGCCAGTATTTCAGCAACAAGTATTTGTCACTGTTGCGTGCTTGTTCGAATGCCTCTAACAATGCTAATACGTTTTGTTTGATTTGTTTCTGGTTCTCTCCATATGTGCTCATTACTATTCTACCTCCCGTGGGTCTTCTACTTCTCCCTCTTCATCTACATTGTGCAAGATGTCTACAATCTCTAAATCGTAGCGGTCTTTCTCTTCCACATTCTCTGTGTTAATTACATTACCGTCATCATCTAATGTGACGATAGCATAGCTTTCAACCACTTCTGAGATAATGGCTTCTACTACTCGCATTCTACTACCTCCTTTACTAAAAGGCTAGCTCTCATTTGAAGCTGCGTGCTTCTCTGAAACATACTCTCTGGACTAATAACGTCAATAGGATACTTGTCATTAATGACTGGGCCATTTAATATAATTACATGCTTTCCAATTAGCGAACGATATAGACCAGAGAGAACATCATTGTCCTTTACAAGACAGATGTCTCCTGGCTTGAACATTTATTTCACCTCCTACTTTTTCTTTGGCAATGGAATAATCTCTTCCATCAATCCAATTAACTCATCTGAGCTGTTAACAATATAGCCATGCTCTTTGATGCCACCAACCACATAAAGATTGCGATACATAAATTGGTTTTCAGCAACCTCATTTACTAGTGCATCAATTTTCTTGGCATTCTCTGCACCTTGTTGACGTACATCTGTATACAACCCAAAGACATAGCGTGGTGCATAACCGTCCATACCTTCTTCCCATTCCTTATGGGTAAGGAAACGTCCTACTTCGGCAGCCACTCCAGAATCAATTTCGATTCCATCCAGAACCGCAATTAAGATGTCCGCTTCATCAAGATATCTGTTATCTCCTTTAAAGATAGTGCGGCTGTCAGCGTACCCAGTTTTGTCGTTAAGGGCTTCATTTTCCTGCGGAAGGTATAAGTCTACCCAAGGCAAACTCATTCGAATACGGTGTGCTAGGTACTCGTTATATGCCTGGTCTGCCTCACTGAATAATCCATTTGCTAAGTATGCTTTCATTCTTCTTCCTCCTCGAAATCTGTTTCTAGTTCTTCTTCGGTGCTACCACATTCGGGGCAAAAGTAAGTATCACAACAAGGACACTTCACGAACCACGCTCTACATGTAGGACATTTCTCCATATTCCATAACCTCCTTTAACAGGATGCCCAACCAAAGAACATGTATTTATTCTTTCCGCCCTTTACTTTGACATCTTTTGTCTTAGGCTTAATGGTGATAATCTCTTGGCTGCCATTCACCAATCGCTTCTCAATACGAATCTTCGCTACTTCATTATTAGCTTTCACCCAATCTTTTGCAAACTTCTCTGCTTCAGTCTGAGATGTAAAACTGCGAGATGCACCACCAGCTCTGGAATAAACAGTGAATACTGTCTCCCACTTGCGAGCACCTTGCTGGTCATAGCGTTCCACCGTTGTAGCATATGGAACTTTCTCAATAGCATCCTGTGATTCTAGTAAAATACAACCAGCAGGCCCCCACTTATCTTCAATGCGGTGGTCATCTTTATTCATTAAATGGTAGGCATACTCTTGCTCTTTGCCTTTCCACTTAGCTGGAACTGGAATCATAACGAATTCGCTTTTCTCTGCAATCGTTCCAGTGTATCCTCCATGACCATATTCATGTGCGGCATCTGTCACTGCAATGCTGAACGCCTCCTGCGGTGTCTTGCCCCATGCGTAATCTTCAAATGTACTTGCTCCCATTGTTCTTCCTCCTTAGTCTACAATTTGCGAATTCAATTCATCAATATGTCCTTCTAATGCTTCTACCATTTCATCTACTTCTTTTCCTAATGCATCTAGCTTCTCCCATAACTCAGGAGAAAGATTCTCGTGGTTGTCATCCATGAATGATTCAATTAAAGTGCCAACCTCTGTTTTTCTAACAGGTGCATACCCTCTGTAATATGGCATTACTCTTCCTCCTCTTCGTCCCATCCTTCAAGATAGTAATCATCACCGAAGTAATCGGCAACAAATTCAGCAAAGGCTTTCCCTTCGTGCTCCTCTTTGTGTATGATTTCTCCGTCCTTAAAGATAAACAAACCAGCAAATTGCATACCTTCTTCGTAGTAAGCCAACTCAAATCGTACACCTGGAAAGTCTGGAGATATGTTATTAAACAATTCAAGGGGCGGCCCCCATGGAGTTTCAAACCCATAGCCACAATACTCTGGCTCGGAAGCATGCGGCTCTTGATTATCGCGACCCGATATGTCCCACTTGCATCCCCAGTTCTCGACGCGCCAGCCATACCATCCTTCATTTTCTTCAAGTTCCTTTGGCATTGGTAGTAGCTTATCAAAGGATAGCCATGGTTCTATGCTCTCATCATTCGCAAGAGCAATCCGCCACTTATCCATTGCATCTACTGAACCTGTTACTTCTAATGTATTGTTACACCAGTTAGGCATTCTCTAACATTCCTTTCATTTCTGCATTTGTCATTCTCTGTCTTGATGCCTCAAAGTTTGCATGAATAATTGTATGAACATTGTTTTGACAAAGAGCTACTCTGTGTTCAGAATTTAATAGTTTAATCACTTCATCCGTTGATACATACGACCCTGGTCTAAACATATTTGTTCTGCATTTAGCAACGCTGTAGATACCATTCGATACTTCCATGAAGATGTAATGAGCTTCATAAACAAACTCAACGCTGTACTGTTTCTTTCTAAACATCTGTATCACTCTCCTTTCTTTTTACCCATCCTGGTTTGCCTCCCAAATCTAAATGATAATCAAGGTAGTCATCTACGGCAGGCATGACTTCTTCTGTTACGTTGATACTTGCGCCGCCAAGCTTTCCTTCCTCACTAATATGAAGAACAATATGTCCATTGATGTGTTGGAAATTAATCTTATAATTAAATGCTTCCATTAGCTAGCCTCCTAGTATGCATACAAATCAAAGGAATCATTTTCTTTTATTTCAACGCCAAGTTCTTTAAACTTTGCTTTGCCCATCTCAATTAAGCGATGGTCTGATACATTTTCATTTACATTTTCAAGTGAGGTTCGGATGTCATATCCTACTCGCTCGATGACAACCATTACATCCATAGTTTTCCCTCCTAAATAAAAAAGAGACCCCATTAGGAGCCTCTACTTTTTCTTTCTAGTCTTACCAGTACCCATGATTTTACTCATGAGGTTTGCGGATAAGCGATTCATCATGGCACGTTCTTCATCGTTCTTTTCAACGATTTGTCCAGCCAGCTCCCGCTTACGATATAAGGCTTCTTCCACCTTCTCGTCGATTCCGCCCTGCGTGATAATATCAATAATGAATACATTCTTATGCTCCCCGCCAATACGATGTACGCGTCCCGCACGCTGGTCATACGTTGCTGGATTCCATGGGATGTCTAGGTTAATAAGGACATTAGCGAACTGCATGTTCAACCCGTAGTTTGCAGCATCCGTACACACCAGGAAGTTTATTGCTTCATTATACTTAAAGTTATCAAGAGCTGCTTGCCTTTCGAAAGGTTTCATTGACCCATTGATAACTTCAACACCACCCATGTCTTTTAATCTGCCCACAGCTAGTGTTTGCATACGTGCGAATTGGGTGAACACCACAATCTTTTTATTTCCAGATTCAATGTTCTCTTCACATATCTTCTCCAGCTCATCCAGTTTTGGACTCTTCGGATTCGCTGTCAGCATATCTGTGTATCGGGCCGCCATATTTGAATCACTCATTTGAAGTAGCTCAGGTGCATCCGATACAGCCAGCAATAAGTTGAAGAACCCAAGCATCTGTCCTTGCTTTGGATGTTCTGTTTCTTCATCCGATTGATTGCGTTCATTAAACTGCTGAATTTCTTTTAGCAATTCTACGAACTCTTGCTGGATAGCATCCTGAATGCGCTGCTGTTCAGGCGTCATCTCTACACGATACTTATTGAATATCATCTCTGGAAGTTCTGGAGCCACGTCTATCTTCATTCGACGGAGCATCTTCGGAGCTACACGCCTGCGAAGTTCACCCAATCGTTTGTATCCAATCTCTACATTCCGCTTGCCAAACTTCTCACCTGTCACCACATAGCGGTTGCGGAAAGCCCAGTAGTTTCCTAGCACAGTTGGGTCAAGCCAGTCCATTACATTCCATAATTCATCTGGCTTATTCTGCATTGGCGTTCCTGTTAATCCAAACTTATACGGAGCATCCAGCATCTTCATCGCTTGTGAAGTCTTCGTCTTATGATTCTTAATGCGATGACATTCATCTGCTACCAATACATCTACTCGTATCTGCCTGATAGTTTCTAAATCATTTCTGACTAATTCATAATTTATAATAGCAAATAAGTATTCATCTGAGGAAGCGAACTCTATCAGCTGTTCTTTTCTCTGCTTAGGTGTGCCGTCAATAACAATTCCCTTATGCTCGGTGAACTTACTGATTTCTTCCTTCCACTGATACTTCAATGATGTCGGGCAAACTACCAATGCTTTTCTTGCTCTGCCTTCTTTCCAGAGGCGGTGTACTGCACCGATAGCTTGCGGCGTCTTCCCTAATCCCATCTCATCAGCCAGCAATCCTGTTTGAATATCATGCAGGAAACTAATGCCCACTGCCTGGAATGGATAAGGGTTCAATTTTAAATCCGACAGACCTATGTCTGATACTTCGAATCTTGGGATGACAGATTCTTTAATCCCCTTGATTTCTTCCAATGAATTAAACCAAGCAATCTTGTCCTCGCCAACGAAGTTCACGATGTCATCAACATACTCTTTTGGAATAATCCATGTGTACTTCTCTTCCCAATAGAAAGCACCAGTGAGGCTTCGGAATAGAGTCATTAAGTTTTTGTACGTGTTGCCTCCTAACTGCGTCTCTATTTTGAGATGGAGGACGTTTCCACTTAACTTAATTGATAACATCTAATCACTCCTACACTTCTTCAGCTTTACGCTTTAACTCGTTATAATACTTGCGGCATACAGGAAGGTAGTTGATACCTGGAGATACCTGGTCACCATTAAACAATGGTTCACCATTTTCATCTAGTCTCATATTAATGATAGCCTTCTTACCGCAGCAAGGGCAAATCGTTTTCAGCTCTTGGAACTTATCAGCTATTTCGTACAGCCTTCTACTGCCTTCAAATAGGTTTGTAAAAGCATCTGTACGTAAGCCGTAGGCCATAACAGGGATTCCTAAATCATCTACGATTTCTCCCAGTTCATCCACTTGTCTAGCCGACAAGAACTGAGCTTCGTCTACTAAGACAGCGGCGTAATCACTGCCTTCTACTTCCTTATAGACATGCCAATGGTCGTTTGGTCCTATGACTAAGTCCACTTCCCTTTTTACTTCTAATGCTCTAGACTGTACGTAGACGCCGTCACGAGTATCAATAGCAGGTTTAACAATCAGTACTCGATGACTACGCTCTTCATAATTGTGAGCAGTCATTAATAGCTGAGCAGACTTGCTTGAATTCATTGGTGCCTGAACAAAATAAAGACTCGCCATTATCTTCTCCCTTTCATAACAAAAGTCAGTTACTTACGCCCCCTCACGCTTTCACTGACTCTTGAATTTATTTCTCTGTAAGTTCTTCACCTGTATGCGGGTCAATCTTTTCATACCACTTGTGGCGGCAGTTGCGTTTCAAACAAGTATAAGCAACTCGTGTACGCCAAGTATCCTTGTATGCGCGATTGTGACCGCACTCAGGACAATCCTTTTCTACGTACCTGTCTTTGTACTCGTTACCTTTTGTTTTATATCCCCGTGACGTACTGATGAATTGATTGTTCTCGTTACTCAAGTAGAGTTCTCCCATCCATATTGTATTTTATGGTTGCTCTACCTCTTCCAGTTCCTGTACCATGCGTTGCAACTCTAGCAATTCTCTATATCTAGCCAGTTCCTTAGCCTTGCGTCTTGCCCTGCCAATGGTTTCTGGTTGCGTAGCCTTTTCGACTATCTGGTTGACAACATGTTCTGGTATGTCAATTTCATCGAATACTTGCCAGTAGCTTATTAGCAAATGCAAGTAGTTGTACCTTGTCTGTGGAATATTGTCCATTAAGAATGCTACTCTTTCTCTGGAGCAATCCAGCTTTAACTCTGCCATGCGTATCCCCCTATAACTTGTACAAAGACAGAAAATGCCGTACATATATTCCGTTAAGAATATTATACAGCATTTTAGAAGAAATGGAATATATTTTTCAAAATTTTTACTTGCTATTTTTATATTTATTGTATATGTCATTCAGGATTCGGGCACGTATCTTCCGATACTTTTCGAAGTCCGTCAATCCATACTCCGTTAGCTTCTCTTTATCAATCTTATCCTGAAGGATAATGTCGATATCCTCGAAGCGGGAAACTAATTCTTGAATATCATTCTGAAGATAACCAAAGACAATTGTTTCACCTGCTGCCTCTGTGAACTGATAGAAGGCATCAAACAAAGTATCAAGTTCACCTTGAGCAAACTTCAATGCTTCCTTTTCTTCTTCTTTGGTTTGTGCAGGCGGCTCAGGAATCTTTACCCGACGTGTCGGAGTTTTCTTCTTTGGCTTCTCCTCTGACTTCGGCTCTTCCTTTGCCTCTTCTTTCGGCTCTTCCGTCTTTGTGAATAAATCCTCTAGCATCTTTTTGAACTCTTCATCTGGCTCAAAATTTGGCACCTTACCTAACTCCATCATAATTCCTCCTATAATTGTTCGTTGTATTTATGTTCGATGTGTCCGCAACCAACGCAATGGTATTGGATTTCCTTCTTGTAGATGTCTGGCATTTCATAAGATTTCGAACCCTTATAGATAAGGACGAACTCTTTCTTTTCAAACCAACCTTGTCCGCACTTAGGACATCGTTTGAATTCTTCTGGCAATAACATATTATCGCCTCCTTAAAACAAATACTTTCCTGCTATCATTCCAAGACAGATAGCGATTGTGCAGAATCCTACTATAAGTATGCCGATGGCATGTCCTATACCCCCAAGGTATCCTCCTTCTTTTTCTCCAAAGTAGGCAAGGATTCCACATACAATAATGCAGACTACAATAATTAATGCAATTATTCCCCAAAAAGGAATGGTGATTGTCATTTAATCCCTCTCCAATCATTGCAACCACAGTTTGTGCTGAATGCATGATTAACTTTCATGTTGCACCCTAAGCAAAGGATAGAACCATCTTGCATTCTCACTCTTCCAGCACCGATACGCTCTATAATTTTAAAGCCTTGCTGCAAGTCGCGCAATGGTTCTTCATTGTCCTTTGAGCTTTTGAAGTTCAGCTTGTAGTCTTTCAATTTCTTCACGAGCCTTTCTTAATTCAAATACCAATTCAAGCTCATGGTCGTATGGCTTAATCAAATAGATGGCATCATCATTCTTATAACCGAAGGGAAGATACCAGTAAGGACGTTGCTCTTGGAACGCCTCCAACTCCTGCTTCTCCAGCCAATGCTTTGGTATGCTTATGGTTTTCTCACCTTTGGAGTTCGTGCTTCCACGCTCTTTGCATTCCATCAAAGCATGATGAAGTTTGATATCACCTTTACTATGCCACATCGCTCCTGAGTTCACCTGGCGCTGCGCTTCTTGCTTTACATATTTCTTAGCAGGCTTTGGTGTATTACCTAAGAAGGTAGGTGCTGTTATTCCTTCATCTACTTCTTCTTCTGGTTCATCATCAAAGTCTACACTAATACGTGGCTTTGCAACTGGCTTCTTTTTCTTCTTCGTTCCGAACTTATCATTCCAAGCTCCAGCTACACGCTTCTCAAAGCCCATACCTTCTTTCTTTTCCTTCTTGTAGGACTTTACTAAAGCATGTTTCTCCGCTTCCTTATTCTCTTCACGGATACGCATCTTCTCTTGGAACTCTGCCTTCGGGTCTTTGAAGAGTGCTTCCCCATCGCACAAGTGACACAAAGCATTGTTCGAACAACGTGAATGCATGTCTTCATTACACTTGTACTTTCTCATTCTATCACCCACAGTTTTCATTTGGCGGCAGTATCGTTACTACCATTCCCTTTTCACATACTGCTATAAACTTTGGTGTCCAGATTCGGTACTGACCTGTCTCTTTGTAATACACCTTCTTTATAGTAGATGTTTCAATATGCTTCTTGATGTCTTTCTCAATCCGCTCTCTTGTTGCCGTTCGCTTGCCAATTCTTTTTTTGTATCTTCTGATAGCATGCTTCCCGATTTTCATCCCCTTGTTTCCCCTCCAAAAACCTTATGTTACTTTGATTGGAAGCTATTGGAGGGAACCTGTCAAGAGGGGGATTGACCTATTCCCTATGCCTACAAAGTACCATAAGGAGATAAATCTTTCTCTAGTTTCAGTACGCCTGAGATAGTAATGAGTCGTGCCTGCTTTCCATTTAATACATCTAGCACACCGTATAAGAATGAAGACTTTTCTACCAGCTCTCTCTGTACATCATAGAGATTAATAATAGAACCGTTAACATCATACTTCTGAACAGCTTCTGATGCGGCTTTCTTACGGGCAATCTCATTGCTGCCATTTGCCTTTACTCGTTCGATTTCTCGAATCAGAATTTCAATCTGTTCTTTCTGGGCACTTATCTCTGCCACTTCTAAGCGAAGCTCAGAGAAGAATGCATCAATGCGGGCTAATAAACCCTTAGCAACTCCAGCTGAAATATCCAGAGGGATAACAATCGTAGCTAGCCGCTCTTTATAAGCTTGCTTTTGTTGTTGCCATTGTGTGTCTACTTGCGTAATAACCAACCAAAATCAACTCCTTTTAAAGCCTCGACAATCTCAGCGTGAACATCTTCAATGGATTGCATACCATTTATTTTAACATTCTTACGCTGAAGGAAAAGCTCACGAACCTTAGAAAGCAATTCGAAGTCACGCTCGTAACGGTCATTCTCTCCGTTGTTGTGCTTCCCTTTACGGCGCATACTTTCTTCGGCAGTGACATCAATGAATAATTCCAAATCAGGTTTACGCATATACTGCTGAAGCATTGCTGCCCATGTAGGAGCTACTCCATTTGCATATGAATAAACCTGCTGGCTTCCCACGTATCGGTCTAATACAAGGATGTCAACGCCCTCTTCTTCCAGTTCATCAAACCATTTTTGCTGAGCTTGCTTATCAGCTGCCATAATCAATTCAATGGTGTGCTGGTCTACATCATATCGACCAGTCAACCACTTCATGATAAGCTCACCAGTTGGCGTATCATATCTATGAAACTCTGACCTTACTACATATAGTCCTTGAGTTGTAAGATACTCCTGTAGGAATTTAACAGCTGTGTGTTTTCCTGATTTGTCTAAGCCTTCTACTGCAATAATCTTCATGCCAACCTCTCCCATGCACAATATATATGTCCCATTGTAGCATAAAAGATTGGGGGATGGGGGACTAATTTTTAGCGGTCATTAATGTCAAACCAGTCACGAGTAGCTGCAGACTGAGTGATGCTTCGCTTCGTTGGTACTTGTTTACGTCTTAGGTCTACCTTGAATCCAGTAAGCTTCTGACCAGTAACCATTCCGCTTTCTCTTGGGTCACGAGAATATTCTTTCTCATATTCTGGCGTAACCTTTGTGACATCGTATCCTTCTTTAGAAGCATTCTCCTGAATCATCGCTTCGATTTCTTTCAGGCTAATGTTAGCTGTGATACTCTCAGTTATCTTCATAAAATCCCTCCTAAAAAAATAAAAGACCATACAGTTAGTATGGCCCTCTCTCCTACTTTGCAGTAAACTCTTTTAGCTTCTCTTTGAAGCCAGCGTTTCTTTCTTTATCTTTTACTGCTTTCTCTTTAAGTTGTTGTAGTTCTTCAATCGCTGTATCTAAGCCTGCAATCGTCACATCAAGTTTCGATTGTGCTTCGTCAATTTTCTTTTCAGCCTCAGTAAACATACTGATTGATGAATCAAATAACTTTCCAGCTTCTTGAATTACAGATTGATGTCCCTTGTTTTTTCCCAATCCCATTTCAAATCCCCCAATTTGATATGTTGTTTGGCGACAGGTACTACTTAGCTCTCTCTCCGTGTAGCTAAAAATATGTTGTCAGCTTCTTGTCGCCGCTGACTGTCTATGTTTGATGGCCCACCACTTGCTCTTTACGGAAGCAAGAAACCGTATCTGTTTAGTCTAAGGTTTAGACTTTGCAGAGGTCTGCAACGAGAACAAAGGGACTCGAACCCTCGGCCTCCACCGTGACAGGGTGGCGCTCTAACCAACTGAGCTATGCTCCCATGGTGCTGGCTGCAGGAATTGAACCCGCGACCTACTGATTACAAGTCAGTCGCTCTACCTACTGAGCTAAGCCAGCGTATGATGCAGGCAGGTGGACTTGAACCACCGCCGTTCTAGAATAGCCGTACCATGTACCTGCATATCGGGAAGACAGGATTCGAACCTGCGACCCCTTGGTCCCAAACCAAGTGCTCTACCAAGCTGAGCTACTTCCCGTAAAACGAGGGCCGAAGCCCTCTTACCGCATAGGTTATGACAAAAATTAAGGCTTAGTTGGAGCCTTGATAGCAGGTCCTTTAGCTGGTGCTTTAGGAGCAAGCTTAGGAGCAAGGTTAAGTGGCTTCATTGAACCGCCTTTTTTCTGTGGTTGTAAAGGTACTCCACCATTGTACTGGATGTTTGCCATGCGAATCTCCTCCTGTTATTAGTCTTCTTCCCGTTCTAGAGGAACGGTCTCTTTGCCGTCTTGGACTAGCTTTTGACTAATCCAAGCTGGGAATGTGATGTTATGTATACCGTTAGCAGAACCATCGGTCATGCCGCCTGTATGATGCTCTTGGCAAAGCACCATCATATTACGGATATCGTCAACGCTAGTAAGAGGTTTGTTTCTTAATAGTTTTCCGTATCCATATACATCCCATTCTTCCACGAAGTCTTTCAACTTCTGCATGTCTAGGACATTTTCTAATGACCATTCACCGCCGTAGTGATGAACCTGTAGCTCGTCAGTTGAACCACATACATAGCAATGATAGTGACCATCTTCTCGAAGTCTTTTCTTAGACTCTCTGAACATAGAACTTTCTTTGCGTTGAACGTGCTCTGGCGTATGAACGATTTCAGTTAGGTGTCTGACTTGGTCATGAGCACCTACCATCTTCTTCTGTTCCATAGCAGTCACATCCTATAGCAGTATGCCATAAACGTAACCTGTTACTATGAAACTATCAAGTATTATTTACTGCTCTGGCAGGATTCGAACCTGCGACCTGCGGATTAACAGTCCGTCGCGCTACCACTACGCCACAGAGCAAAGGTGATATAGGGAACCTAGGTTAACCAAACAAGAAAGGCGCTGTACCAAAAACCTCTGCGGGAGGGAAAAATGTACAGCTATCACGAAAAGGAGATAATCAATATGAAAGGAGTGTTATATGCAATTACTAGGTTCCCCTTCACACTATCTATACAAACCATTTTTTGAGTGTTCTGTCAACAGGTTTAATTAAAATTTCCTATTTTTATTTATTCATTATTTCTATTGTCATGTTATGCATGGGTAGTTCTTCTACATGAACGCTACGCTCTTTTACTTCCCCACCTGCAACAAAAACATAACGAAGAAGTTCACCTTCATTCTTTTTGACAATGGCATAGATAGCATCCCAACCCCTGTGTTTTTCCCAAAACGAAATCTTAATAGGAGTACCTGACCTAATCAATCCGTTAAACTGCTTTACTGTTACCTCCCTGACTATGTCCATGCTCTTCCAACTCCTCTATTTGTATTGCTAGTTTGTCAATCAACTCTTCGAGCTTAGCAGCAACCTTAACCATCTGCTCTCTCTTCATCTTTAGCTTGAGTACCTCGGCTCCCATTTTATTTTCCCCCTAAAATGAAAAAAGCCACCCCGAAGGATGGCCTTTAAATCCGAACTTTATAAATTAATCAGGAGTTGGTTGGTATACTTGAAGTATAACCGATGCATCGCTGTCTGTCAACTTCCTATATTAATTTACAATTGTAATCTCAATTGTTCTTCGTCCCCATTGTAATGCATCATGGGTACTAGGAAAGTGGACATCAATTTCATGTCCGTTAATGCCGCCGCCAGTATCGGCAGCAACTGCATAGCCATAGCCTGGTACATAAACTTTCGTACCTAGGGGAATAACATTAGGGTCTACCGCAATAACCTTAGCGTGCGGATTCGCGGCTAGATTATATCCTGTAGCTGTAATACCTGTACATCCCTCGCTGCATGTAGCTATGTATCCTGTCGCTTCAACAGTCACCTTACGTCCCTGTGGTGATTTTGTTGAAGGAAGGGTACTAGCGGCAATCGCCTTCCCTTCATTGGCTTTCTTAAAAGCCAGCTCCTTCTCCAAATCTTTAATCTTAGCTTGAAGAGTTTCCCTCTCGGTTTCAAAACTCTCCGTTGCTTTTTGATTATCAGCTTTCTGTTTACCGAGCTGTTCACTTAATTTATTCACTTGGTCATTAAGTTGTTTGAGTTCCCTTTTCTGATTCACCAATGTATCTTTCTGTTGGTCTATCAGACTCCCTTGCTCGTTCAGCTTTTGCTGATACTCGTGAATAAGTTTATCCTGCTTTTGTACGGTATAACCTTCATACCCTACGCCAGCTACCAGTAGCGCCCCAATGCCTGCTGCGATAACCTTATTCCGTATACGTCTGGGGTTGTCTTTATGGCCCATGTCATCATCCTTTCTATAGATAGGTTGACAGCGATACAATAGTATAACCTATTGTTGGTAATATTGGAACCCTAAGGTTCCCATTCAATGCTGTCGGCCTCAGGTTGGGAAAGGGATGCCCACACTTCCCTTCAGCCTAATACATCTTTGAATCCATTGTCTCTATACTCTTTTACTTTCTTTAATCCATTGAACACATCCCACTTCGCACGGTTCTGCTTCTCGCTGCCGTCTGCTAGGTAAAGAAGATAAGCTGGATGGAAGACAGCAAGTGCTCTCCGTCCGCCTACCTCAAACCAACTGCCGTGTTCTTGTGTTACTTTGAAGTCAGGATGAATCAATGTATTCGCTGCGGTGCCGCCTAAACAAACAATCACCTTAGGATTCACGTAATCAATCTCTGCTTTTAGATGTCTAAAGCAGGCTCTTACTTCTGATACCAACGGATTTCTATTGTCAGGTGTACGACACTTACATACATTCGTAAAGTAATACTGGCTTCTGTCAATGCCCACTGCCTCTAATGCTTTGTTCATTAATTGTCCTGATGGGCCAGTGAATGGAATACCTGTATGAGTCTCCACCTCTGCTGGCGCTTCACCGACAAACATGATGTCAGCGTTCATTGGGCCGACGCCAGGAACTTTATTTGCACAACCCTCTGCAAGAGGACAGTCTGTGCAAGCCTGCAAGTCTACCCGCATGGATGCTTCTGTTTCTGCACGATTGATTTCAACCTCGATTGCAGTCCTTGCTTCGCCAGTAACCTTACCCAATACCCTATCCTTTAACCTTCTGACGACTTCTAATTCATTCACAGTATTACCTCCTAATATTCATTATCCAAGAAGCCTATTGCTTCTGCATTCGTGTCAGGCATTTCAATCTCGATAGAGAATACATGAACATCATCTGAGACAACATAGAATGTTCCGCTCTCATAGTTAAGTATCTGAATCAATGTAAAATCTACATCTGTCACGCCAGGATAATAAAATCTTTTAAACTCTGGAACCTGGGACACATCAATAACGATGTGCTGCCCCACCTCCAAAGGTCTGTTGATTGATGCTTTAGGAAAGATACTCATCTAGATATTCCTATCTTACCCTCAGGGTATTCCTTAAACTTCTCAATCAGGTCTGCCAGCCACGGCACCGCTTGCTCGTATGTTCCCCATCCATTGGATGCGCTGAACTTTTTAAATCTTTCTGGCTCATTTACCATAAGAACAAGGCCATTCTCTAGCTCAGGAAGGACATCCATTGCCCTCTTTCCTTCTGACCTGTAGAGCGCATCATAGATACCTGCCTCTACCCACATCTTGCCTAGATTGTGTGTAATGTTTCTACTTACTACTTCATGTTCTACTACTGCTGTTAGCCATATATCTAGGCTCATTTCTTTTCGCCTCCTAAATAAATTATCTCTGCTCCTGACTCTTTCATCATTTGCACCCACTTCTTGTTCTGTTCTTCCGCCCACATATCAAGCAGGTTTCTTATTGCTTTCTGTGAGTCCCAAATCATCCATCCCATAATCAAGATAATAATAAACTGAATTACGATAACCCAAATCATTTCTTTTCTCCTATCAAAGTTTCGATTGGGATATGCAGCTGGTGTGCTACCTGAGCAACGAACACATCTCGTTCGTCACCCTCTGGAATTTCCATGATGACTGGCTTCACTACCTTAATAGTACTTAAGACAAGCTCATTCATCTTGCTAATATGAGTAAGCATAATCTTTTGGATTTCAAATTGGGATGCAAGCACCGCGTTCTCTTCAATCCATTCACAAGCATCACGCTTTTCTTTCAGCATTTCCATGAAGACATCATCAGGGTCTTTGTCACGGACATTCAATATCTTAACCAGCAAGCCTTCTTTCTGTAGAGCTTTCGCATGGCGGCTGGTAGCTTCTATCCCTGCTGGGTCGCCGTCCATCCAAAGAATCACTACATCTGTATGGCGCTTGAGTAATCTGATGTGATTATCTGTTAAGCTTGTACCCATCATACTGACAAATGGAACACCTGCTTTCTGTCCCATGATAGTATCTCCAAAGCCTTCGCCAACTACCGCATATCCTTTTTCTCTTATACGTTTCTTTACAAAGTTCAGACCATAAAGAATGGAGCCTTTATCAAAGATGGCACTCTTTGCAGAGTTCACATACTTAGGCCCCGTTAATTCTTTCTTATGAAATTCTTTTGTCATATCCCTATGAGAGAATCCAACCGTCTGTCCACCCTCATTCATGAGAGCGAAGGTTAGCTTTCCTTTATGAAAGTGTCTGGCTTCTTCTGGGATATAACCAATGCGCCACTGGTCTATCTCTGCTTTACCTATGCCTCTTGCTTTCAGATACTTCAGCGCCCGTGGTTCCTTCTGAAGGTCTTCCCACATGCGTCTATTCATATCTGTCATCAGTTGAATCTGTTCCTGCTTTTTCTTTTCCTCTGGTGACAACTGCGCCTTCGGGATTGAGATTCCCTTTAAGGCACATATCTTTGTCACTGCTTCCATGAAGCTACAATTATCTACCCACATGACAAAGGAGATAACGTCTGCGCCCTCTGTCTTCGGTCTCTTGCCTGCTCCACATCCAAAGCAATAGAAGGTATTGGTCTGGGTAAAGAACGTCAAGGACGGGCTGTTATCTCCCTTGTGAATGCAATTGGTTTGATAGATATTCCCCATGTTGTTGAGGTCAAAATAGTTCTCCGCTATCTCCTCAATCGGGATGTCACGGACTTGCTTCAAGAAGTCATCTGGTAGTTGCTTCGCCATGATGTTTGTCTCCTTCTATGAAAGTCTTAATAAAATTCTCGATGTATGTTGCTCTAGCTTTTACTTCTTCATCCCAACCTAAATCGTCAAACAAGTCACGAGTACTGGTCTCTCTGAGTCTCCCGCTCTCCGTATTAAGGATTTGATAGATTAGGTAGTCTGAAGGAATCGGCTTCTTTGTTGCAAGGTCATTCAAGTCAGTAAAGCTAGCTTTCAGGTCATTCATTCCTCCTTTCGGATAATAATTATCAAAAGCAAATACCATGTAAGCCATGTTACCAACTCTCCTCTAATATATATTTGGCAGCTTCCTTGTTGCTTTCTACTTCTACCTCCACATAAACTTTATTAAAGTAGTGATTGTAGTTGTAATTAAAGCTGCTGCAAGATGGACAAATGAAGAACACTTCACCATCCATCTTTGAATCTTCAATCTTGGTCATCCGTTCCATCGTGTAAGTGGTGTCGATTTCCTGTTGGATGTATCTCAGCGTCATTTCATTCCAGTCGTCTGGAGTATGAGCTTCACCACAATCAGGACAGTCCCACCCATATGCTTTGATTCGCCTCTTCAATTGGAATCAATCTCCCTTCGTGTTCCATCTGGAATCCCATCTTACTTCCATAACGGAAATAATATCTGTCTTCTTGAAGGCAACTCACAAATGTATTCATAGAATCTCTGTCGCTCACCCCTTCACCGTACCATTCCAGCAACTCTCTGTCTTGCAAGTGGTACTTGATGGTCACTGTTCCATAGTGTTTGAGATAAGCAATGCGTGCATTCCTGTCTATGATAACTTCATAAACGGCGTGACCACGTCGCATGGTACGGGCGGACCCAATACCCGACGCTCTCCTTGAGTTCTTCATTGCCTGTTGGTATAAGTTTTCAACCGTAACGATTCTCTTCATCTGGAAGCACCTCTATTTCTTCTAGCCATTCTCTATATTCAGATTTCATGGCATCCATCTTTTCATTAATACATCTTCTACATAGCCATCCACCCACTGAATACCGAAAGCATTCAGGGCAATTCATATCCATTTTAATTCCTCCTAGAACTCAGCATATCCCCATTGGTCAGGCTGATATCTAATAGCCCGTTGCTGCTGTGGTCTTGGCTCCTCCTGCACTGGAGATAATAGATGCGCATTATCTTTATTAGATAACGTTATCTTCTGCAAATTTAAAATGTCCGTCTTAATAGTCTGCAATAACCCATGGGTGCTAGGCCCATAACTTGCATACTGACGGAAATGTTCACGCAAGAATGAGTCTTGCATACTAATGTGATATTGCAGCTGGTCAATAGTCTGAGTCAAGTCGCTTAATATTTTTATTGTTAGTTGTTTCTCCGACATACCCGTGTTCTCCATGACACTTAATCACTCCTTCGTGAAAGTTAATGTACTTGTTAAATGCATCCGTATCTTTGTAGTCCACCCACTCTAATAGGATGCCAGGGCACTCATTACATATCCATATATATGATTTGTTTTCTCTCCCATTGGGAGCAGATTCCAACTCTGTTAATGGCATATCAGCGCCGCACAATGGACACTCTACTTTATTACCATTCATACGTCGGCAACTCCTTTTCAAAGTCAGCATCCTTGTCTAGATTAATCCATTCACATCCCAATCCCTTTGCATAATAAAGAACGGCAATAAGGTCGCGCGGGATATTTGTAATATGAACTTCCTCTTGATAGTCTAATACAGGAATCAACCAGCCATATTCTCTAGGATAAACAAGGAATCCTACTGTTGTACCAGCTGTCATTAGCCAATCATTTGTACTCTCTGTAATGTGTCCTGTTGAAATGTCTAACATGTTTACTACTGCCATAATAATCCCTCCTAATATTCTTTACTTAATAATCGTTTTGCTTTAATGTTGCTTTTAAAATCCATAGGTGAATGAACACGCACCTTTGTCCAATCATCTTTAGAGCAATAATCGTATTCCAACTTATCAGTAAACCCATGGTCTTCTTTCATGCGGCTTTGGATATAGCCTACCCATAGTTGCACATGCTTCTGAAATTGCACATTGTTCTCTGCACTACCTCGTGAGCCATACTGACTAGCCCCACAATTAAACTCTACAGACGTACCCTTCAGCAGCATTTTAGAAATAGCCCCAAAGTTATTGGCATTGATACCATCAGGATACCGATAAACAGTTGTGAACTCCATACCTAAACCCTCCATTTCATAATAAAAAAGCCTCACCCGAAGGCAAGGCTTGATTCACCATCCACTAAAGATGGCTTCTAATATTGCTCCTAAGAATTCAAAGAGCACTTCAACTACGAAGACTGTTGCGTGTCCCAGTCCCTTAATCAACCACCAAATACCTTTAAAGAACAATACGATTAATTTAAATGGTAAACAAAAAAGGTCTAGCATCAGCTCGAAAGCATCCTGCCAGAACCCCTTTCGCTTTTCCTTCTCCAGATTAACCATTGATTTGACGTTTGATTTCGACTTCTAGTTTTGCTTCTGGCGGCTCCCAACCCTCTGGCTTCATAATCTTTCCGTCTGATTCACGGATGATTGGCTTACCATCAGCACCAAGCTTCGCCATGTTTGCAGCTTGCACGATTTCGAATAGAGCTTGTGGTTGAATACCAATCTCTACGCAAGTACCTGCAAGGAAGTAGAATGCATCTACTACAGCATCCATCTGACCGATAATCTTTTCGATATCAGTCTTATTGTACTCCATGCCTAATGATTTTACTTTCGCTTTCTCAAGACCAGCAATCATCTTGTCGTAAGCAGCTAGGAATTGTTCCTCATTGTCAGCAGACTGTTGAAGGAATTCAACCAACGCTTCTTCCCCTGTCCAGACAGCACGGTTTGTGCCGCGTCCAATCTCTAATGGCTTTGCTTCCTTCGCCACTGGATGATTAAATGCTGTGTGGAACTTTGCTACTTCTGCTACTACTAAATCTAAACCTTTAGTCATGTTCTCAACTCTCCCTGATTAATTTATATTTGATTCCCTTTAATAGGATATCTCACTTACTCGTTGCCGTCAATTCCAATTTCATTCATGATTTCGTCAAGTTTCGACTCGATTGTTTGACGGTGATTCACACTGTTTTGCTTGAATGTCCAAGTCGGTGCGTTAATCATTCTGTCTACCTCATCCAAGATAAAATTTCGTTGACGGTAGATGTGGTGTTTGTTATAATTAAGATTGCGACCAACCTCTTCCAACTGGGTATTTAAGCGCTGGACTTCTGCTGAGAGGTCCATTTCTTTTTTCTGCCAGTCTTTTTGTGCTCTGGTTAGCTCGTCGATTTCCTCCATGAATCCATCGACTTCCTTCATAATATCCTCTTGCTTCGTTACCAATGCAGCTTTCTCATTCTGCAATGTCTCAATTTGAGCACGAAGATTATCAATCAGATTCTCATCAGTTACTTCAATCTTATTTGCAATTGAATTCAAATGACCAGTTATCTCAGCAGGGAAGGTTTGAAGGTATCCAATGATATCATTCATCGCACCTTTCAGCTCAGATAATACTTGATTGTTATTCCCTACTAGGATAACAGTCTCTGCATTATCCTCTTGAGTTAACTTACGAACAATTTCTACTTCAGGTTGAACCGCGGCTTTCATCTCATATTCCTCCCGTTTTGGTCTTGTTCTTCCAGCTTTCTCTCTCGTTGTAACATTCCCAAGGTTGCTCAATAATTTATATACATTCCAATGCGACGGCGTTCCTTGTCTTCCTAAGAATGTTCTGTCTAACCATCCTTCATTTGATAGATATGTAACCACTCCATTCAGATACGAAATACTTCCGAAGTGAGGAGCTACAATTGGGTCTTCAAGCAGCTGCCGAATCGTAAAGCGAACCTCGTTTGTGTTGTCCTTGTACTTTACCATGTAGTCTGCGATTGCTTTCAGTTGTTTCTCTGAAGGAATAATTTCATATTTTCCTAACTCTTTTGTTTCTGTCATTTGTTTTCCACTCCTTTAATAGATAAAAAAGAGGAGCCATAGCCCCTCCCCGACTTACCTATATTCTACAAAATCTAAATTCGTTTTACAAATCGCTGAGGAACTTCCCTCAAGAATCTCGATGGACGATTAAAGATTGGGCGCTGCTGACCATACTCATAACGTTGTTTGCAGTAAGTCATAAACAATCTTTTCTCTGCTCGTGTCATTGCTACATACATCAGACGGCGCTCTTCTTCCATCTCCATTGGGTCATCCATTGAACGACCATGTGGGAAGATAGTCTCTTCACATCCAATGATGAATACGTTCTTGAACTCCAATCCTTTAGCGGCATGCACTGTCATTAATGTAACAGCACTCATGTCTTCCATTGAATCAATATCAGCTACTAGAGTTGTTTCAGTCAGGAATTCTGCCAGTGATTTTGTTTCACTTTCGGATTCCTCCATCCACTTACCAGCCATGTTGATAAGCTCTTGAATGTTCTCATAACGAGATACATCTTCTTCCTTATCCAGATTCAATGTACTCATGTAATTGGTTTCTCTAATCACCAATCGAATCAATTCAGGTACGGAGAATTCATCCGAGCCTTGGAACTCATCGAACTTCTTCATCATGGCTAAGAATTCTTTTATGGAAGCCAATGCTTTCTTTGGAATCTTTGGAATGTCATCCACATTCTCTAGTGCTTTCGGGAATGGAATGCCACATGCATTTGCATAATCCTGAATCTTTCCAATGGTTGAATCACCAATGCCACGCTTGGGTACATTAATGATACGGTTAAAGGCTAGTACGTCTACCCCATTATCAATAGCCCGCAAGTAAGCGACTAAGTCTTTAATCTCTTTTCTATCATAGAAGGCATGTCCTCCTACCAGTTGATACGGGACTCCATACTGGGAGAATGCTTTTTCTATTTCACGGGACTGGCGATTGGTACGATAGAGAACAGCGTACTGGTCCCAGTCATCTTTATTTACAAACTGTAAACGTCTGATGGCTTGGCAAACAAAGTCTGCTTCACGTCCGTCGTCGTCCGCCTGATACATATAAATAGGCTCACCAATCTCTGCTTCAGAGAAAGCTGTCTTCTCCAGCCGCTGTGTATTCTTTTCAATAACAGCATTCGAAGCATCAACGATGTTGCGTGTTGAACGATAGTTCTGCTCCAGCTTATACACCTTTGTACCTGGGAAGTACTGAGCAAAGTTTAAGATGTTTGCAATCTCTGCTCCACGGAATCTATAGATAGATTGGTCTGTATCACCAACCGCGAATAAGTTTTGATGACCAGCAGATAGCTGTTGTAATAATTTAAATTGAGCCTTGTTTGTATCCTGTGTTTCATCTGTCATTACATATCTAAACTGCTGCTGATAATGGTCGCGTGCTCGTTCACATACATTGAACAGTTGAACTACTTTCAAGATACAGTCATCGTAATCAATATAATTATTCTCTACCTTCTTCTCTTCGTAAGCAGCATAGACATGAGCTACTTCCTTCTCATACTCGCTAGTCGCTTGAGCCAAATAATCTTCAGGACTTAACAGAGCATTCTTCGCATTACTAATCTCTGTCTTCATGGATGCTGGTTCTTTATCGCTACCAATCAGAGCCAAGACTTCTTTGAAGATTTTTGTTTGGTCAGGGTCATCAATAATAGTGAATTTCTCAAGACCAATCTCGCTACCGAATCGAGATAAGATACGGATACAAATACTATGGAAGGTTCCCATCCAAACATCGCGTCCAGCAGGCCCCACTAAGTCCACGATACGAGCCTTCATTTCTTTCGATGCTTTGTTTGTAAAAGTCACCGCAAGTATTTGCCAAGGCTTCACCTGACATGGGCCTAATAGATAAGCGATACGGTGTGTTAGAACGCGTGTCTTCCCCGAACCTGCGCCTGCTAACGTCAGCAAATAACCTTCTGTATCCTTTACAATCTCTCTCTGTACTGGATTCAAACCATTCAATAATTCCACCAACACAACCTCCTTTAGTTTCCACTCTATATTGTTACATGATTATTTCGTGGTGTCCAGTGCTAAAAGTTTCTGCAATCTGTCATGCGCTTCTTTCAATTCGTCTAGTTCTGCAAAGCGGACACCCTTGTACCAAACTTCCCAGAGTTGTGTTTCTTTATCTAATATGATGCCCGTTTCAGGAACAATCACTGGCTGCGGCATCTTCTGAACTGTGCTTCTTGATAACATATTAATGAACCTCCCTTTGTTCTACTGTAAATACATAGTCAATTTCATTTCCTTCTTCATCGCCAACACAATCCAGTTCAGGGAACTCAGGATACTTATCTTGAATGAACCTTGATAAGTTACAGTTGCATGAATAGTTACCATCTTCAAACATATATTCAGCCGATTCTACAGGGTAGCCTGGGCCGTAATCATATTCAAATGTGTAACGCTTGCCCTTGAATCTTGCGTCCACTAGAACGACTGTGTGAAGCCTTACATCTGGTCCTTCGTATTCAGCAAAGACAATAATCTGGTCGCCTGCTGCTTGCTTAATAGCTTCCTTAAACTCAGCTCTTTCTTCTTTAGTCGAGAAGAAGTAGCCATCTTCCTGATAGAAGTCACCAAGCTTTTCTTTTATCCTAGGCTCTGCTTGACCCCAGAACTTTATATAATATTCGTACATGTTACACCACCTTAAGTTATTTGGTAGTAGGAAACAACAGCGGATTAAACCGCTGCTGCCACCATTTTCTCACCATCGTATTTCTTCTTCAAGAAGTACAACCATACACCATAGACAATACTGTGAAGCATGTTAGCTAAGCCTGCGATAGATGACTGCATGTGGAAGACCAGCAATAACAGCCAGCTCATACCAAACGCATACGCTAGGTTTAATACCCAACCAACGCCTGGTAAGTGCAATAACTTAACCAATGCTCGACGGTACTTCCATACTGGAATGATTGTAGCTACCGTAGAAATACTGGTGTAGATAAGAAGTTCTCCTACCATTAAGAACCCCTCCTTTATTAAGATATATATAAAACAAAAGAGCAGGCTAGGCCCGCTCAAATGTGATATATTGCGATGGATACTTGTCATCATCTGCTTGAAGCACATCACCATAATGTGTCTTCCAAGTACCTGTAATCGTAGGGAACTTTGTGTCCCCCTCTAAATGCGCTAATACCTTTGTGATATAAATCTTATCAGCATAAGGTAGGAACTGCTCATAGATTTGAGCACCGCCAATAATAAAGAACTCTTGCTCAGGAGCAAGTTTGGCTAGTTGAAAGAACTCTTCAATGCTAGGAACAACTGTTGTGTCTGCATAGAGAGGATTCATTTCCACCATTTTCTTCCCCCGAATATCAACAGCAAGTGAGGCATCACGAGATAAGATAACATTATTTCTATTAGGAAGGGGGCGACCAATACTTTCGTAGGTCTTCCTTCCCATTACAACTACCTTACCTGTTGTTAATTCTTTAAATCGGCGTAAGTCCGACTTCATTTCTTTTCCCCAAGGCATGTCACCATCAAGACCAATGTTACGATTCCTATCCATAGCGGCTATCAGCGATATCATACGTCGTAGTTATCCTTACAGTAACGAACCATAATGTCAGATAACTCTGCGATGTTTGCATTCAAGATTTCCTGGGTAGGGCTATTCAAAACTTCATAACCCTTACCTTGAATCAATGCTTCCTTCAGTGCGTTTAATGCCAGTATCATTTCATCCATTAGATAGCCACCTCGAATGGGATAGTTGGTCCGCTGATATAATCAAACAACTTAATGTCATCCATAGTGAAGTCATAGAAGTTTGTGATGTTTGGATTCAACCATAATGTCGGAGCAGGGAATTCCTGATTCCTCATTTGCTCTTCCAATCCATTCACATGACGCTCATAGATGTGGGCATTGTTAATGTTGAATGTTAATGTCCCGATATCATACTTACATACCTGAGCCATCATACGCTGCAACACGTAGTACTGGTAGACATTGAATGGATTGCCCAAGGCCATGTCATTGCTTCTTACTCCTACGATTAAGTGAAGCTTACGGTTCTGCACAATCCATTGTGAGTTCCATACGCAAGGAGTCAAAGCCATTTCATCCAAGTCTGTAATGTTCCAAAGACTTACGATGTGACGGCGGCTGGTAGGATTCGTTTTCAATTGCCAGATAAGATAGTCTACTTGGTCAATCAACCAGTTGTTCACATCAAACTCAATGATTTCTTTCTTAGGGTCATGAAGCGTAATGTCATATTGACTCTTCGGAACAACGCGGCAGGGCTTACCAAGTTGAGCACCGTATGCTGGCCCAATAGTTCCATCCTCTTTAATCCATTCATCCCAGATGGTCACACCCATGTTATGAAAGTCTTCTGCTCTATTGGTCTTCATTTGCCAGAACAAAAGCATCTCTTTCGTAGCGGTTCTTTCTGCTACCTTCTTCCTTGTCAGAATAGGTACTTCTGTTCCATCGAAATGCATTTGAGCATTCAGGATACTCTGGGTGTAAGCAGGTGTACCGTCAGACCATTTCGTCCGCACAGGTTCCCCTCTGTCCCAGACTCCTTCCATCATGATTTGGTGAATGATTTTGTCGTACTCTTTATCAGCTTGTGGCATGTTTGACTCTCCCCCTGTTATAAAAAAAGGGAGCAACCCGCAGGCAACTCCCCGTATTTAATTAGTAACCTTCTTCTGAAACCTTCTCGTCTTCTGCTATATCTGGTGCTTCAAGTTCCACACCACGAAGCTTGTTCTCAAGTTCAATTAAGAAGCTTGGATGTTGACGAAGGAATTCAGTCATCGCTGCGCGGCCTTGCCATTTGCAAATCTCACCATCGCGTTCTAATGGTTCACCGTTCTCATCTTCATAGCGGAACCAAGCACCAGCTTGACGGATGATACCAGCTAATAATACCAGCTGAGAAATCTCATCCACACGGTCAACACCTTTGCCATAGAACAAGCTGAAGGTTGCCTCTTTACCTGGCATACCTACTTTGTTCTTAACAACTTTGACCTTCATCTGATGACCAATTTGGTCTCCAGCTTTGTTCTTGAACAGTTCACCAGAACGTACATTCAAACGGACTGAGCTGTAGAATGGTAACGCACGACCACCTGAAGTTGTTGTAGGCGTACCAGCTGGGCTGAAAGCACCTGGCTTTTCACGAATCTGGTTAATAAATAACACAGTACAATCGTGGTGGTAAGCTGGGCCATTTAACTTCTGGCAAGTAGTACTCATGAATCGGGCTAACAGTGCCATCGTTTGTTGTTCAACAGATGACTCAACAATCTTTGATGGTGTTAAAGCCGATACAGAGTCAACAATGATTAAGCGAACTTCGCCTGAACGAATCAGAGCGTCGGTAGTATCAATCGCATTCTCAGCAGTTTCTGGGTCAATGTAAATCAATGAGCCTAAATCTACACCGTATTCAGCGGCAAGTACAGGGTCAAATGTATGCTCCGCATCGACAAATGCTACATATCCTTCTCCTGCACGTTGCACTTCCGCAGCGTGTAGTAATGCTAGTGTGGTTTTACCAGCTGATGTCGGGCCGAATACTTCAACCAAACGACCTCTTGGAATCCCACCTCGTCCTAGTGCTAGGTCTAATGTTAGTGAACCAGAGTTAAACACTTTGATTTCACGAACGTAATCAGGTGTTAGGATTTGCGCTGTGCCAGCACCAAACTGCTTATTAATTTGAGCTAAAACTTTGTCTAATGACATATACCAAACAACTCCCCGTATAGTTAGCTAATTTTTATATCTAATGCGTCGAGTGCAGCCTGCATTGCATCTACTTTCTCGGCATAGTATAACTGCATGTCGTAGTCTTTAAGCGAATCAATTTTGTCTGTTAGTTCTTTAATCTTAGCAGACAACTCTTCCTTTGCGGAAGATTTCTTTAATCCATCTGGATTGAAATATTTATACTCTTCGTCGATACATTCTTGAACGAGTTCCTTGGCCTCGTCTTGCCCATGACTCTGTGAATAATTCACGTATAATTGCATTAAGAATTGATGAAGCCCTTGCTTTAATTCGGCTCTCGCCTTACGTTGGTCAGACATCTAAATCCCCCTTAAATACATTGCCCCCGAAGGGTTAGGAACACCTATTAGAAAGGTGCTCCGCCTGCGTATGGGTCTGGTGTATAAGCAGGTTCTTGTGGTGGTGGTGTTTGACGTTGATATCCTCCGCCACCTTGACCGCCGCCAGAATCTTTCGCGCTGCCTAAGAACTGAACCTTATCAGCGTGCAACTCCCATACATCGCGTGGGTATTCAGCACCTTCTGGTGTCTTCGCTGTGTAAGTACGCTTTTGCATGCGTCCTGTTACTAATACCTCACGACCCTTGGTTAGGTACTTGCCGACATTCTCAGCTTGCTTTCTCCAAACTACTACATCATAGAAGTCTGTGCCTTCTCCGTAATCACGGTCACAAGCCACTGCAAAGTTAGCAACTGCTGTTTCTTGTCCTCCTACCATTACATTGCGAACCTCTGGGTCCTTTGTTAAACGTCCTACTACAAATGTTTGAGATAAACTCATACCAAAACAACTCCTAATATCTATTTATTTTTGAGAGCATAATGCTCTACTGACAGGATATAATAGACTTACATCCTCTAAGTAAAGCACTATGGTAGGAGACCGCTAGTATTCAGCGGCCTTTTTATTGTACCATAATGTCAAGACATCGTCATCAATTTCGTGAGAGGATTACTTCGACAAAGTTTATGAACTGCTCCAGTAAATCCTTGCCGTCCAATGACTCGCCCCACTGTTCCAACTTACATGTAAGATAGCCGCGGGTATAATCATCCCAGCTTTCATCAGTGATAATCACATCAACAATATCAAATGCGCTATCATCAGGCTGGAATTGTTCCAACTCATACTGCGCTTTAAGTAGCATCGCTTCGCTTACGTTTAACCCCATGGTCCTTCCGCCTCCAATATAAAACTTGCCATGCTTCGATTCGTAACGCCATTCACATCAGCATTGTCACGAACCTCTTTGGCTAATTCATAGTACTCACCAATGAATCCCATTGCATCCCCTTTGACCCTGCCAGTGAATTGATGACCCAGCCACTGAGTAATGGTAGCGATGGCTCGCTCTTGCCTCTGTGTGATAGGGTCATTCCACCAAGAAGGTCGATTCGTCCAGCGTGCCATCCTCTACCTCCTACTCCATCTCTTCTGCCTTGTCTATAATTTCATCATAGTGATTAAGAAGAATTTCATCAGCCAACACTGCACAACAATCACAAAAGTATAATTGTTCGCGGCATCTCGGACACCTTGTATGGTCATCAGCATTATCCTTCATATCACTAAGCTCTTTCCATTCAACAAGCTTTTCTTTCAATGACATCTTACCACCTCCTAAAACTTACTATTGAACATTATGTTTACGCCTTTCATAAAGTTCGTCATTAACGGAATCTTCTCATGGCTTCCTAGTTCAATCGCATACATGGCGAATAAGAAAAAAGCTATGACTGTAAGACCAGGGAAACTTTTAAACAACCATACTGCGATAATGGCTGCTACTACAATTAATAATAATGGCTCCATATAACACCGCCTTTTAATAATCTGTTTCTAATAACTGTTTTGCCTCTTGATTGGATTTATAATCAACGGGCATACATTCCGTAGCATTGAACCACCAGTCAAGTTCACCAAGACCGAGAGCTGACATAGACCAATAAGAACCTGAGTCAGATTTTTCTACTGTATTAAGGGTTACCTTCTCCCCAATCTGGAAGGCATGTCCTGATGTATTCTTTATAATAATAACTTCTTCTCCTACTCTATACGGATAACCCATATTGTCACTCCCCTTTACGTATTTCCTTTAGAGCGCTGTCTTGTTTCTCAGCAGTTAGAGTCATGACTCCTAGGTTTATGAATTTTTTAATCTGAGCATAACCTTTTTCAATTGCTTCATCCTCATTCTTAGCCGTCACATTAACACCTATTCTATTTGTACTGACAGTGTACTTCGGCATTTAATTCACTTCCTTTTTGAGCATAATAAAAAAGCCACTCCGAAGAGTGACTCTTTCATGATTAGCGTAAGCCGTCGTTATTGCCTTTTAACAGGCGCATCACGTTGATAAGTCCGTTACCGAACATGTCGTCGTGGCCTTGGTTACCCATGTCAATAGAACGCTCACTAATCATTTGTACGATTTTATCAGGAGTAGCTTGAAGGCCCAGCTTGCGGCAGTATCCAACAACTAGTGCAATAACACCAGACACCATTGGAGTAGCCATAGATGTACCTGAAAGCTTTGCATACTGACCATTCTTGTATGTAGATAAGATGTCAACACCAGGAGCTGCAACGTCAACCTCTGGTCCGAAGTTAGAGAAGTTCGCACGCCCGAAAGTTTGGTCAACAGCAGCTACAGCGATTACTTCGTCGTAAGCAGCAGGCCAGCCAGTGTGTGAGTTCTCGTTACCAGAAGCGGCTACAATGATGATACCAGCATCATGAGCACGTTTGAAAGCTGCGTGGAAAGCTTCACCAGGGTCGGCACCGCAACCTAATGACATAGAAATGACATCAACTCTTTGGCTAATTGCCCAGTCGATACCTTTCACAATTGCATTAAGGTCTCCAGAACCGTTGTCGCCAAGTACTTTACCAATGTAAAGCTCAGCCTTAGGAGCCACACCAACAACACCAAAGTTGTTATCTACACCAGCAATAATACCAGCGCAGTGTGAACCATGTCCCTGTCTGTCCATGTAGTCATTCACGTTAGCAGAAGTGAAGTTCTTGCCAGCTTTGATATTGCCCTTAAGGTCAGGGTGATTATAGTCAATCCCTGTATCAAGGATAGCTACCTTCACGCCTTCGCCACGAGTCAAAGACCAAACCTGTGGAGCTTGAACCACACTTACACCCCAGTCAATTGCTTGAGCAGGTGCAACAGCCTCTACATTTAGAACATCAGAATCAATACGAAATTCCATCAGCGATTCCTCCTATATCATACTAGGGTATAAGAGTAACCACTTCAGGAATTTATGTCTACTATTTTAATAGAATTATAATCTTACCAAGCTGCACTACTTACATTCCGTGCATGAATAGAGAAGGCTGGTTCATCAGGCCATTCTGTTTCTAGTTCGAAATCAACAGCCGCCGCTTTCATTTCCTCAATTATTTCATTCTCGTTGAACTCACTGTGCCTATTTAAGATAGGAGTAATGTTTCCATTCTTCAGCTTCTTGTAATACTTTAAAGCTGTCTCATGTACCTCAAGGGCTTCCCACCTCTCTTGGCTAAGATGTTCACGAATCTGAACACCAATCGCACGGTAAGCAGGTTCATATCCACCATCACGATAGAACTCTTCCTCATTCAAGCGAATCTTTAACTTATTTAGAAATGGATATAGCTCTTTGTTAATATAGCTTCCATTGCTACGAGCACGCCTACTGTATAGTTCGACTGTAAAGTAACACATTACATCCATATGCATGTGCCGACGTTCTTCTGGATTGTATCTATACACTCTTCTCATCTCAGAAAATTTCCATAGCACAGCACCAGCTGGTAGACCACTAACGATTGCCATGTCTCCTCACCTCCTTACCATCCTCTTTCCTTTTCTAATAGATGTTTTACTTCCTTATTTTTAAACTCTTGTTTACCCTTAGCTGTGTACGTTCCACTGTACCCATAATAATTATTGGTCGTGTAATAATAACCAGTCGTCGTTGAATTACTACTAGTAGATATTGTGAAGTAGCCATTGTTGCTAGGTCTGTAGTAAGCCATACTCATTCCTCCAAAGAGAAAGGGATTCTTTTTACAGAACCCCAAAAAAAATTTTTTACACCCCTAATAGTCTTTCCATTTTTCGCGCCAAAAAATAATAAAAAATTGCTCTATAATGGGACGCAATTTGGGAGCTTGTTATTCATTTACTTCTTCGGCAGATTCTAGCATCTTATCCCAACGAGAGTTAATTTCGTTAATTTGTTCCTCCGTTAACTCACCATATCCGTCGGGATTCTCACCGTAATGTTCCAGTACCAGATTTGCCAGATTGATGATAGCCTCCTCGAAAGTGTCACCGCCACAATCCAATTCCATGTCGTGAACATATCCACTCCAGCCATGGTCGGGGATGTCTTCCCAGTTGCCGCATTCCAACCATACGTTGGTCAGGGTATTCTTGCTTTCGTCATCATCAATTGCTTTTGTTTCTGGATTCACCTTCACTACCATAATGGACAGTGACTCTTCGAAATGTGGCTCTTTCCATTTGCCGTGTTCGAAATAGTGGTGCTCACTCAAGAAGTGGTATGCGTCATGAAAATCTGTAAACTTATTCATCGTTTCCTCCCCATGGATATTGTTCCCAGTAATTAGGTTCTTCTTCACGATATACATGTTTGCCGACATTTACAACTTCACCATTGCGCAATTCATATAATGTACTTGAATCCCATTCTTCATACAAGTACTCAATGTATTCGGTGCTACTGCAAATCTGAGGGACAACCTCTGAAAGAAAGGCATCAATCTCATTGTTATAATTCTTCAAGCTGCATTGGAACGTCCAGTAGCCTGTTTCCATATCAATGCTTCGCTTAAAGCTGCTAGTTCTAATGTTGTCATTATCGTCCCATTCACTCGGCATATAAGACAAGCTTCCGAATGGAATCATACCTGACCTTGGAAGATGGGCAAAGTCTTCGAGGAAAGGGAATTGCTCAACGAACGCTTCCCAATACCCCGCAGTCTCTTGGACTTGTTTAATCATCTCTCGGTACTCAGGTTTCACAAAGCCTCTGAATCGAAGACCCGTATACATTCCCATGTTTTTCTCTCCTTCCGTCTTGCTCGCTTCTGTTCCTTGCGCTTTTTCCTCCAAAGAGGCTTACGTGCTTTCGCATTGTAGGCTTTCTTTATGTCTTTCGTAAAACCTCTTTCGGAGGACATGTCCTTCCAGACAACTTGTTCAGCTAACCAAGGATAGTAAATGGTCTTTTGCTTGAAGCGATACTTCATACATTCTTTCTTCGGAAGATGTTTCACTCATAATCCCTTGGGTCAACAGTAATATTTACGCACGTCCTATCGGCGCAGGCTGTCGAATCCCACTAGTGATTATGTTCGCGTTCCATAGAATCACCCCTACTCTGTTAAGTCAGACCAGTTTAAAGATGACGCCGTAATTTTATCAGCAGTCAATGAACCATTGTTAATGTAAGAAGCTGTAAGGCCGCGGAATGAACCTGACCAATCAAATTTGTTTTCAAAGATTTGCTCATACTCATTGTTTCCATAACTGCCTGCCGCATCAATCTCAACGTTTGTTTCCACATGAACACCTAGCTTACGAAGAAGCTTGTCATAAGAATGAACATGGTAACCTGGCTTGTGTGGCTCATTCGGACGCTTCACGAATTCTCCACCTTCACCTGCTGCTTGAGACCATGCTTTCAAATCATTGCTCCACTTTTCATACTCGACTTTCCAAGCCTCTAATTGAAGCTTGTACTCCTCGATGTGCTTCTCACGATTTACTGTTAATAAGTCCTTTGCTTGTTGAACATTTACGATTAGTTTCAAACCAACCACTCCTTAATGATTAATTAATCTATCGGCAGCCAACACGAAGCTGGCACGACCAAACGTTTTAATGCTTGTATATGGAATACCATTGTTCTTGCAGAATGGAACAGCCCATTGTGTGCCGCCATGTCCTACATGTCCCAATGTCATAATCAAACAGCTAGAGCGCTTCAAGATACCAGCAAGGGAATCTCTTGCTTCTCTTCCTGTAATGCCAATGAATTCACCGCCGCGTCTTTCCACTTCATCACGGAAGTCAGACCAGCCTGGCTCATAACCCATACAACAGATAGTCTTACCAACAAATACTTGGTCTACTTCATCCTTACCATCTGTTTTCTTTTTATAGTATCCTGATGGTTTTGGCGTTTCAATGTTTCTCATTTCAGAGACGGAATGCCGCCATCTCACCTTTGGATTCTCTGGGTTGTTCTCGTAGAATGCCAAGTCAATCACGTCATCTTCTTGTAACTTAAATGCGCGTGCATCATCTTCTATAATTGGAAGTACAAGCTTTTCTTGTCCTAGATAGATGCCATCGCCTCCTGCTGTCTTTGTAACAGCGAAGCCACTTTCAGTAGAAGGATAATATTCAACAATGCCATACTTCACTTCTATGATACCCTGTGGTGCCTTACCTGGGCCGCGTTCCACTAGCTCATATTCATAATGGTCAGGACCATCTTCTACTTCTTTAAGTAATGTTGCATATACTAGGTCACCATGATACAAATCTAATTCATTAATTATCTTTTCAGGAACGAAGGCATCAATCTCTGGAATGTATCCGCCACGAATCCTTCTTTCAAACCGATAAGGAATCTTTCCATCGTCAGCATCAACTGTTTCTGATTCTTCTAATAATTTAGCAAAGTCTTCTTCTTCCTCGAATGGAACTTCAGTGTGTTTAATTTCTTCCTGCACTGGTACAGCCACAGGATGAAGCTTTAATAAGTCTCTTGTTGAATAGAGGATAACAAATATCCTAGTGAAATCTTTCTCCATCTCGGCCAAGTTATCGTAGTCTAATTGTTCCACAACCTGTCTTAGATGTTCCTTGCTCATACCTAATACTTGCTCTTTCATTCCAACCACTCCTAATGTTAGTACTTTCTTTTTAGCTTATTTAATTCTTTACATTTGTTCTTGTAAGCAATCACTAAATCATTATGGGAATTAACTAAGTTCTCAATGTAATCTAGGACATGATTCTTAATGGACTCATTCTCCATATTGTCTATAATTAATCGCTTAATATGTTTCTTTGTGTTGTAGTTGTGATTCTTTTCCTTACCCACAACAGTCATGACTACACCTCCTAAATAAAAAAGAGAAGCCCGAAGGCCTCTCCTTATTTTACCATATCAACTAGCTCTTGCAACTCGCCGCCGTTGAAGCCGCGTGAATGCTTAACCAATTTACCATCTTCAAGGACAACTGTTACAGGAACAGTGAATAGTCCTAATTCACCTAGGATTTCACGAGCTTTATCAGAGTTTTCATCTGAACCCATGATGTCCCACTTGTCATACTCTACACCAGTATCTTGTAGAAATGCTTCTACTTGATTACATGCTGGGCAGTTTGGTTTTTGAATCTTTACCAACTTCACGTTTATTCCTCCCTTGCGATAGCCGCATTAGCCCAGAACATTGCTTCTTCAAGTTTTGTAATGGCAAGCGACTTCTCACGCGAATTAGGACAAAGCTCATCAATTTTATAAGCTGCTGCCTTAAGAGTCGCACGAATCGTTTCGTACTTCTCAGGCTGCCCTTCTTTCGGCGCATGATAGTTAAAGTTATTTTCATATTGCGGATTCATCCCAACCAACTCCATTCAATTGTATTACCAGCTCTTTACTTCAATAAATGCATCCATAAAATCTTCAACTGCACTCTTGTCTACCTTAACAGGCTGATATGCATTAGGGAAAACAAAGTCATCATCTGTTAAGTCTTCCACATTCGTTGCCTTTACATAGCCATTGCCCTTAACGCTGAAGAAATCATGATTCTTCGTGTCAGTTTTTAATCCATTCTCAACGATAGGATTAATAGGCTCATCATCGAAATGAACAGGAATTCCGAGATTCATGCAAGCTTTGTTCGCATTATAACGGATAAACTTGTTTACTTCTTCAGTAAGACCAACCTGAGCGTAGACATCATTAGTAAAGAGCAATTCATTGTCGTACAGATTAATAAGCAGCTGTTCACGTTCAACAGTAGCGCGGGCTTGTTCTTCTGCTGTTAACTGAGCAAAAGTCTCTTGAGCTAGTAAACCCACAAAAACCCCGTGAATTGACTCGTCACGAATTATTAGATTAATAATCTCGCCTGATGCTGTTAACTTTCCTTGTCCAGCTAAGAACAATGGATAGAAGAATCCAGAATAGAACAAGAACGTTTCAAGGTAAACAGAAGCAACCATTGCCATGTACAAGTCATACTTGCTAACTTGCGGCTGGAATAATCTCATATAATAATCAGAGATAGTCTGTCCTTTGTATTGAAGGTTTTCATGCGACTGAATCCAATCAAATACTTCATCAATCTCTTCGTCAGTTGCTAGAGTTGTAAAGATAGTAGAATAAGATTTTGCATGAATCTGTTCCATCATACCCATGAAAGATAATACACCTTTACGCTGTAATCCTTCAACGTGCATCATGATTAACGGCATCCCCTCGCCGCCTTGTTCTGTATCCAGCATTGTTAAGCCGCCTAATGCTTTCTTATAAACATCTTTTTCGGCAGGCGTCATTGTTTCCCATACGCCTTTGTCTGCTGTTACAGAGATTTCCTCTGGTAACCAGAACTGCTTTGTATTCTGCGTATAAAACATTTGTGTATAATCGTCCTCATGACGATTCCAGTTAACCGCTGCTTTAGCCATATTCTCTTTTTCCCCCAGTATATTAGCAAGTAAAGAGGGCCGAAGCCCCCATATCTAATCTAGACCGCACATGCGATGCATTCATCAATAGCAAGATTACGTGTACGTGTATAGTACAGTGACTTCAGACCAATCTTTGCAGCGTAAACATAGTAACGTGAAAGCTCTCTTGTAGAGATGTCTGAATTTACATACAGGATAGTGGAGATACCTTGGTCAACGTGTTCCTGAGCCGCGGCAATCAAATCCAATACCTTGAATTGGTCCATATCATAAGCTGACTTGTAGAACCAGAAGTTTGATTCATCCATGAATGGCATTGGGTAGTAAGTTGTAGAGTTCGCATAAGTACGTGACTCGATTTGACTTACCACTGGCATTACAGAAGCCGTAGCATTCTGAACATATCCAATACTTTGCGTAGGAGCAACAGCCAAACGGTAAGCATTGTACATGCCATAACGTCTAACAGCCTGCGCTAGTCCCTTCCACATTAATGGAGTTGGAATCTCAATTCCTTCAAACAACTTCTTCACTTTCTCTGTCTTAGGAGAGAAGTCAACCACGAAGTATTTAAAGAAGTAAGAACCATTTGCGTAATCAGATTTGTCGAAATCTTTGAATGTTTCCTTGCGGTCTTTCGCAATCAACATAGACTTCTCAATGGTGTAATAGTTCATCATCATGAAGAATGTGCGGACAAAGTCTTTCGCTTCTTCTGATTCGAATGGTATCTTATTAGCAGCAAGATAACCATGTAAGTTCATGGCACCTAATCCAACTGCATGCAATTCTTCGTTTGCTTTCTTAACTGTTGGTGCATTCTTTACGTCAGACATGTCAGATACATCCGTCAATGCTTCAATACCAACATGACATGAGTCTTGGAATACACGGCCTGGTTTCATTACATTCGGAATGTTTAATGAGCCAAGGTTACAGTTAATGTCACGCTTGATTAAGTCTTCAATACCGTAATCATTGATTTCAGAAGTTTCCTGAAGCTGGAAAATTTCTGTGCAAAGATTAGACATTTTTACTTGACCAATATTTTTAAGGGCGTGTTGGTCATTCGCATTGGACTTGTTCATGAAGTACGGATAACCTGACTCAAGCTGAATCTGTGCAATCTTTGTTAACATGTCGCGGGCAGACATTACCACACGCTTCTTAACGTTTGGATTGGCAACAAGCTCTTCGTACATGTCGTCCATTCTCATATCGTCTAAGTGGATACCGTACTCTTTGTACACACTGTAAGGAGCGAATACATAAAGGTCTTCATTGCGCTCAGCAAGCTCAAAGAATTTATTCTCCACGATTAAGCCGATAGATAACTTCTGAATACGTGATTTCTCATCAGCATTGATTTTCTTTGTATCCAAGAATTCAATAACATCCCAATGGAAAATATTTAAGTAGGCAGCACCTGCGCCTGCACGTTGGCCTAACTGGTTCACATAAGAGAATGTGTCTTCCATTAACTTCATTACAGGAACAACACCTGATGCAGCGTTCTCGATTCCTTTGATTACTTCATTGCGTCCACGTAGCTTAGATAAGTTAACGGCAACACCGCCACCAATCTTAGAAAGCTGACCACAAACATTCAACACGAAGTTGATGGAGTTTAATGTATCATCCATTTCTAATAGGAAGCATGATACCATCTCTCCTCTTCTGGACTTTCCAGCATTAAGGAACGTCGGCGTAGCTGGCTGGTATCGCTGTTCAATCATTGCAATAGCAGTACGCTTAGCTTTATCAAAGTCTCCTTTACCTAGGAATAAAGCCACGATAACAATACGGTCTTCATACTTCTCTAGGTAGAACTTCTTATCATTTGTCTTCAAGGCATAGTCTTTGTAGAACTTAGAGATAGCCATGTAAGACTGGAACTCAAAATGATAAGATTGAATAAGTGCTGTAATCTCTTCCAGTTGTTCAACGCTATACTGTTCTAAAACTTCCTTGTAGTAAAAATCCTCTTTAACCATATAAGCAAATCTGTCTGCAACACTGTCGAAACGAATAAGTTTAGGGTCGATTTCAGATTTAATAAATTCTTTAACCGCCTCTTTATCCTTCTCCAATTTGAAGAAGCCATTATCGTTCAGCTGTGTCACCTCGTTGTTTAATTCTATGTGTCTCATAGCGAATATTCTGCACCCTTTCCTTGAATGTCATCACATCTTTTGGCAGCCCGCTCATCTCAAACTTATGGATGATTGGTACTCCATACATACTTGATATTTTATCAGCGCTTCTAGCAAACGAGTCACCCCAGTTGCGATTGCCACTAGCAGCGACGCCCTGTAAATAGATGTGATTTGACTCAAGGAATTTAGCCGTAGATGGCGGAACCATACCAAACCCTGTCGTATATGTAATAAGCACATACGGCTCATCAACTATTAAACTATCAGTGATTTGTTTCGATTCAACATCTAACGCTTCTATAAAGCGACGAACGTTTCCCGTCTTACTGTCAAACACAACCAGCATCTCTTCCACTCCCATGATTAAGCAGATAAAAAGGAGCAAGCAAATCGCTCTGCTCACCCCTCTATTTTTAACAAGGGCTACTACATAGTGTTGCTAAGGTAACTACTTCCTCCACATATGGTGTCTAAGAATAATCTAAACCTATTCAAAAAGTATCGTCAATACAGTCCCTGAGAACTTTTTTGTCAACGATTACCGCTTGAATTTTCTCAACAAAATTTTCTCTTACTGAGGTGTAAGAAGATGTTTGTTAACCCGTTTGGGAATAGTTATCTTCTTGACGATGATACTTCTTTCATCATATTGTGGGTTATACTTCGTGTAGCAAGTCAGCTTGACCACAAGGTCTTTCTTCAGCTGGTCTGCAACCGTAGCATATACATCAGGGAATAAGACCATGCGCTTATTGCCTTCTAATGTATCGACATTAATAAATGCCATTGTGTCACCTTTCTTAGTCGGCATCACTTTGAATGAAGTCAAGATGCCGCCCGTGTTGACGTTCTCGTAGTCGCCCAGGTAATCCCAATTCACTGGCTGAGAAACATCGGAGAGAGGATTACCAGAGACATAAAGCCCCAGTAATTCCTTCTCTGCTTCCAGTCTAACCTTATCAGTGAATCCATTGATTTCGTCAGACAAGTCATCCTTATCTCCACGAATCATGTACAATTGCTGCAGGATGTCCATACGGTTCAATGCATCCTTGCCCAGCTCGTCCAGCGCACCAGACCTTGCTAGGACTTGAATGCTCCGTTTGTTAAGCTGCTTTTTCGGAAGTGTTTCAACCAGGTTCTGCAGACTTGTATATGGTCTTGCTTCCATAATATTAGATATTACTGCTTCGCCTAGTCCTTTGATAGCTGCTAAACCGAAACGTATATCATTACCTTCAACGGTAAAACCTACACCTGATGTATTAATGTCAGGCGGCAGGATATTGATTCCCATTCGCTTACATTCATTGATGTAGTTAATAACCTTTTCTTCCTTGTCTGCACCAATGGTTAATAGAGCTGTCATGAACTCTATTGGATAGTACGTCTTGAAGAAGGCAGTCTGATACGCAATGAAGCTATAACAAGCCGCGTGGGACTTATTAAACGCGTAGCCTGCGAACGGACGGATGTCATCACATATACGCTTGGCAACGTGCTGTGGTGTGCCGTGTTCAATCATCTTTGCTTCCAGCTCCTCTAAAGCTGGCTCTAAGATTTCCTTCTTCTTCTTACCTACGGCTTTACGTAGTACGTCCGCTTCGCCTTTCGAGTATCCAGCCATCCGTTGGGACACTATCATAACCTGCTCTTGGTAAATCATGATACCGAAAGTCTCTTTGGTAATGGCATCATACTCTGGATGTAAAGCTGGAATGTCTTCTTGACCATTCGCACGACGCTGGTATTGCGGAATATAATCCATCGGGCCTGGACGATACAATGCGTTTCCAGCTACCAGTGTGTTGAAGTCTACCTTGTTCATTCCTCTGAACATCTTCTTCATACCATCTGACTCAAACTGGAACACGCCGTCAGTCCATCCGTCTTTAATGGTCTGGAATACTTTCGGGTCTGTAGGCTCTAAGCTATCTGGGTCAATGTCAACGCCGTGACGTTCCTTTACAAGGCGTCTGGCAATATCAACAACCGATAAGTTCTTTAAACCTAAGAAGTCAAACTTAATGTATCCGATTGACTCTAACGTTGGCCCTTCATACTGGGTAACACGCTCACCGTTCTTACCACGCATTAATGGAGCTGCCTTTGATACTGGGTCAGGCGTGATTAACATACCACAAGCATGGATAGATGCAGAACGCGGAAGCTTCTCTACCTTAGAGGCTAACTCAAACAGTTCAGGATACTGACTGATATACGGCTGTAAGTCCGCGACTTCTTCCATCGCATCTTCAATGGACATAACCTTTCCTTGATGAACAGGGATTAGCTTATTCATGTCATTGATAATGTTGTGGTCAATGCCTAGACCGCGGCCAATATCTTTGAATGCTGCTTTTGTGGATAAGGTAGTGAACGTACCAATCTGTGCTACTTGGTCGGCTCCGTACTTCTCTGTAACATAATCAATAACTTCATGTCGTCTGAGGTAGTCGAAGTCCGTATCAATATCTGGGAAGCCAGGTCGCTCTGGATTAATGAAACGCTCAAACAGCAAATCATATTTGATGGGGTCTAAGTTTGTAATATGAAGCAGGTAACAGACAAGAGAACCAGCACCAGAACCACGGCCTGGGCCTACTAATATTCCATTGTCTTTCGCATACTTAATATAATCCCAAACGATTAATAGATAAGCTGAAATGTTTTTCTTGGCAATAATATCAAGCTCATAGTTCATCCGTTCCTGGTACTCAACAATGTTGATATCTCTGTCCATTGCTAATTCAAATAAGGCTACGTTACATAGCTGTGCAATGTAGGTATCAAATGTATGTCCAGATGGAACATCAAACTTAGGGAACTTAATGTCGCCCAGTTCTAATTCCACATTACACTTCTGAGAAATCTGGTACGCATTCTCTAGTGCTTCATGTGGGATGCCAAAGTCGAGCATCTCTTGAGCACTCATGAAGTAACAATGCTCATACACAGAGATGTCTGAAGCGTCCTCACTGCGTCCAATTGTTGTTAAGGCAGCGTGAATAGGCTTCTCTTCTTTGCGTAGCATATGGGCGTCTGAAGTGGCTACAAGCGGGATGTTCATCTCGACTGACCATTGTCTCAGAACCTCATTGACCAATATTTGTTCAGGCATGTCTGACGGTTGAATCTCAAGATACAATTCATCAAAACATTTCTGATAGAAGCGAATCAGGTTCTTCGCTACTTTATACCTGCCTCTTTGAATCAACTGAGGAACTTCTCCGCCGAGACAAGCAGTTGTGGCAATAATTCCTTTGCCATATCTTTTAATCAGTTCATAGTCTGCGCGAGGCTTACGATAGAAGCCCTCCAGCTGGGCACGACTGGTCAGTTCCAGTAAGTTCTCATAGCCTTCATTTGTTCTTGCAATCAGAAGCATATGAGCCATATTTGGACGCCAGCCAGTTTGATTCTTTTTGTCAAACCAGAATCCAGGCTGCTTGTCGTACTCCTCTTTCTTCCATGTCCTGTGCGGTGTGAGATAAATCTCGTTACCCAGAATAGGTTTTAATCCAGCCTTCTTCGCCTTCGTATAGAATTCAATATGCCCATGACAAACACCATGGTCCGAAATACCTATTGAATCCATTCCGTATTCTTTGGCAAGCTCGATTAAGTCATCAATCCGACAGAATCCATCCAACAAACTCCATGGAGTATGAAGATGCAGATGCGTAAAACGTACCGTACTAAAAACATTGTACGGAATATTAGTGACTTCCTGTTTAGTATCAACAGCAAACGATAAATCGTGCGTCACTTGACCACCAACTTTCCTGATTAAATTGTTTATGACATATATGATACACCCATAAATAGGGTGATGTCACCAAAAACTTTTGTGGAAATTACCCTCCACTTTCTACACGTATCCCTCTAATCGGTGTCCTAGCTAAAAATAAAAGAGCCACCCCGAAGAGTAGCTCTGTGCATTCAAATTAATTATGCTTCAGGCAGCAGAGCAATCTGGTATGATAGTACTCTCACTGTTTCTGTTTTATGTTTGTTGACGGTTATCTTCTTACCCTTCTTATCATCGTAAGAATGAGAAGTATCAAGACGGCCTACCTTGCCTTCAACAATGACAGCATCGTCTTTGTTTAACTCGCCGTTATTCTTCACATATAATTCATATGCTTTTGGAGACAAGACAACCTGTGTCTCTCCGATTCCATCGTCTAATGTGAGGTAAACACCTTCACCAAAATCTGTCATGTTCAGGATAGCTGTAACCTTACCGCCGACAGTCACGGTTTCTCCATGAGAATTTGCATTCAAAGATGCACTAAACTTTGTAACAAATGGCTTTAAACGTTGAACTAAATTTGTCATGGCAGAAGCCCTCCTGGTCTCTTTTATTAACGATAAGCTTTATAAGACAGAATTGCAAGAATAATTTATCCTGCTTGAGCCTCCATGCTATCTAATAATTCATTGACCAGTTCATCTGCTTCCGCATTCTCTTCTCGTGGTACATGAATGAGATTAATACTATCAAACTCTTCTAGTAATTCTAATGCACAATCACGTAATCGTATTAAGTGTGGCGCTTTTGTAGTAGAAATTCGGTTGACTTGTGTGACAACCATTCTTGAATCGCTAAAGACATCAATGTGTTTTGCATTTAAACCGTTCGCCAATAGGTATTCTAATGCTTCGATTAATGCAACATATTCAGCTGTATTGTTTGTAGCTTCTGCTTCTGCGATGTGTTTTTCTGGGTCTTCATGTTGGAGTCTTGGCAACTGAATGGATGAACCGAGATACTTCGCTCCCTTGTGTAATAGCTGACTATCTCCACGAACAATGTAGGATATGCCGCTTACATTCGGTCTGGTGGTATCGTTGTTCCCTCGTGCCGCGCCGTCCACATTCACAACCAACCGTTGGTAGTTATACTTAGGCTCTAGTTTCTCTTTAATTTCTCTGATAAGTAAATCAGTATCATGTCCATCTTCCTTTAATTGTTCAATGAGCTTACGAAGCTCTTCATTCAATTCATATAGTTGTTGGAGCTTGATAATGTTTCCTTTAAATTTGTCCAGCTGGTAAATCTTCTCCATGTATACTCTAAGAAGTTCCACCGCCATGTTGTAAGATACTTTGTAATTCATAAGATGTTTTCCCCTTTTTGATGTGTTTATTTATCACTATCTTTGCCTCCTTTTGTTTAACAAATACAATGGGACTTCAGCTCAACTGAATACCTGCCACTCAGTTATTTCACGTATATACTCGTACTCGGTCTTCACTACTGAGGGAATGCGCCACCACTCGCCGTGGGATTACACGTCTTACATATACTTCGTCTACTAGCCACTGACTTTCATAGGGAATTTTAGGGGCGGACAGTGCCGTGACCCTTGGCTCTTCTATTGCTTGGGCGTCCCTTGCATGACATGAATTCGGTTTATCTAGCAGTACGAATTTTTTCGTGGCTGGCAACTAAGCCTCCATTAGCCGAAGCTAAAGCTAGGTACAGTCTAGAATGCCGCCTAGACCGCAGCCAGTAGTTCCCTACTTATCTTCCCCTTACTAGAGATTCCTAATATCTTATGTCAGAACACAGTATGAATTCTCATACCGTCAGCTCACATAAGATTAACTTAGATTTCGGATAGGCTGTCAGGTCACGCTCCTTCATTTATCTGCTGGTGCATCCCCCAGCTAGCACCTACGCATCCTAATCTCTAAGTAAGACAAGAAGACTTCAGATATGTCGTCACGGATATTCTTCGGCCCACCGTGCTATCCCAGCCGATATATATGGGATTACTAAAAGTTCTTGGCATCTTCTTTATCTGGTGACGGGGTTAGTTTTTGGAAGGAGAATAAACCGTCATATCTCCTGGCTCTGGTCAACATTTTTTATTTAAGCGGGAAAGCTGCCAAACAAAACCCTTGGAGCTGCCAGGAGGATTCGAACCTCCGACCTCTCCCCGTCGATGTGGACTCTTGGGGGAGTATTCTACCGCTGAACTACAGCAGCATATAAAAGACACCCCGCGAAGGGTGCCCCAGTGAAAAAATTATTCTGCCTGCTCGTAGTATTTCTCTAGGATGTTTTGGATATCCACATATGGAAAACTTTCTGTGTTATACATTTGCATCATTCTCCTTTTTCTTTTTCTTTAATTTATGCAAACCGAAATCAACAAGCGCATGTAAACCAAACCCAAGAAGGAATAGTTTAATAAGCCCGAAGAATCCAGTGAAATTAAATCCAAGATTAATTAAAGCTGTTGCAATAATAACGTACAGGATAGCGGCAATAATGAATCGTAAGTTACGATGACTCATTACAATACAACACCTTTTGATTTCGCTTGACGTAACCAGTTAGGGAATTCTTTTAATACGGCTTCGTAAAGCTTCTCGTCAGCAATTCCATTCACATCTGAAATCTTTGTGAAGTCAGCGTTGTCTAAGTAGCGGCCTGTTAAATCATCCAATGATTGCAGATAGTTGAATGACTCATTGCCGATACCGATGAACTGCCAGAAGATACCCTGCTTAGCAGCCTCAGTAATCACACGAGTTGTTTCAGAACGGTCACCATTGTCACCATCTGTCATGAAGAATACCAGTGTAGGAATCTTAACAGGCTTTACATCTTCAGGCATAACCGTCTTGCTTACTACTTCTGTTACGGTCTTTGATTTTGCACCGAACAGTTTGCCAAGGAATCCAGCTTCCACTTCTTTTGTTACTTCTTCTTGAACAACTTGTGGAGTGATAGCTGTGCCGTACTTAGCAATAATTTGTTTCATTACTGGAGCATACTCCGTACCACCAGATGCACGAAGACCCTTCTTCTTTAAGAAGTCTTTGTGATTGCTTTCATTGGCAGAACCAATATATTCATAGCCATGATTGAAAGCATAGATGTCGATTGATTTGTTTGGGTCCATGTTCATTCCAACGCCGATGAAGCGGTCAGCTTGTTCTTGAACATTCCCTTTGTCAATTTCCCATCCCATAGAACCTGATTTGTCGATAGCGAATACGATGTTCGCTTGAAGACCAGCAAGCCCTAACTTCTCTAATACGATTGCAGATTTCTTTTTTAAATCAATTACGTTACCCAACATGTTTCTCCCCCTAGAAATTAGTAAAGCGGCCCCGAAAGACCGCTTATTTAAAGAATCGTCTGATAGCTCTGATGGCTCTGTCTATAGATGTAATCATGCTGATAAGTTGTCTGATATTACGCGGCAACATTTTTCTTGCTGCCCTTGTTCTTTAATGCGTGAACCACAAATGTTAATCCAAATGTGATGATTAAAACAATAAAGAATAACCAGTCTGGAGCTTCATATGAAGTCCAGTGTTGACCGATAAGGTTACCTACTTCATGCAGTTCAGTTACAAACATCTTAACCGCAATCAAGAAGATAAGAACGAATGCTGTTCCTTCCATCTCTGGAACCTTATTGATAAGCTTAATGAATACACCTGCAACAGAACGCATCATTAAGATACCAAGGATACCACCAGCGATTAATACATAGAAGCTTTGAGATAAAGCAAATGCTGCTAAGATACTATCAACAGAGAAAGCAATGTCCATTAACTCAACAGAGATAATTGTTGTAACGAATGGCGACAAGCCAAGCTTACCAAAGAATGCTTGAACCTTGTTTTCTTCGAACTCGTCATTGATACCATCGCCGTCTTCGTCTTTCTTCTTAGAGGCAAAATGCTTAATAGATAAATAAGCAAGGTATAAAGCACCAACTGTTTTGATGGCCCATAAGTATTCCCAATCAGCGATATAAGCCCAGCCGAAGATACATACAGCACGGAAGATAATCGCGCCCCACATACCATAGAAAAGTGCTTTCTTTTGCTGACTAAGTGGTAATCTCTTTGTCATTACTGCAAGTACTAATGCATTGTCTGCGCTTAGCAAACCTTCAAGTACGACTAACGTAACTACTAGTCCAATGATTGATAACAACTATTCCAACTCCCTAATTAATATTTGTTTTTGATTTTGTCCACTACATGTTTTGCTGCTGCCTTCACATTATCGTGAAAGAAGTGACCTACCACATAACCAACCACGAATGTAAGAATCGTCCCTGACATCTTCATTCCCCCTGTAGATATAATATCTATATATAAGAAAGGGCCGAAGCCCTCTCGTATTTTAAGCGACTGTTAATCCATAATCTTTAACGAAACCAGCTAGGCCATTTGCATAACCAGCACCGATAGCGTTGAATTTCCATTCGCCGTTTACTTTATAAATCTCACAAACTGCTACTCCAGTTTCAATAGAGAAGTCCTCACCTAAATCAAAGCGAAGGATTTCTTCATTTGTGATTTGGTCATACACGCGGACATAAGCATTGGATACTTGTCCGAAGTTTTGAGAACGACGCTCTGCTTCATAGATAGTTACTACGAAAGCAAGCTTCTGAATGTAAGCAGGCATTACTGAAAGGTCAACTTTGATTGTCTCATCATCGCCCTCTGTGCCACCAGTCAACTCATCCCCTGAGTGCTCAACTGCACCAGAAGCATGACGTAGATTATTATAGAATATAAAGTCGCCTTCGTCACGAGTTTTATTTAATTCATTAACCATGAATACTGAAACATCCAGGTCAAAGTCTGCTCCGCCAGCATACTTATTTGTATCCCAGCCTAATGCTACATTAATCTTTGAAAGGTTTGTTCCTTTCGTTAAATCAACACGTTGCCCTTTTTTTACCAACTCAACTGCCATGATTCATTTCCCCTTTTCATAAAAGTCTTTTACTTCCATCCATGCTTTTTTATAACCATAGTCATGACCTAAACAAAAGCCACCAACGACTGCGATGGTGACTATGCCTAGCATCTTTAACACTTCAATCATTAGTTGATTCCAGCTACATAAGCCTCAAGACCGCCGCCGTAACCAGCGCCAACAGCTTTGAATTTCCAATCTCCACTGTGCTCATAAAGCTCACCAATAACCACGCAAGTTTCAATTGAGAAGTCCTCTGATAAGTCATAACGAGCTACCACTTCACCAGTTCCATCATTGACTACTTGCACATACGCATTGTGTACTTGACCAAAGTTTTGGTTACGTGTTGCTGCATCATAGATAGTGATAGCAAAACGAACAAACTTTGCAGCGATAGGAAGCTTCGCTAAATCAATTGTTACTGTTTCATCAGGGCCAGTACCTTCACCAGTACGGTTATCCCCAGAGGATACCACGCTGCCCGTAGGGTCACTTGGATTATTGAAGAATACGAATGAGTTCTCAGATATGATTTTGCCTCCATCACCTAAGATTGCAGCAGATGCATCTAAGTCAAATGCAGAACCGTCATACTGATTAGCATCCCAACCTAATTCCACTTTGAATTTTGTTACTCCTGGTACTGATTTTGTAAGATTGATGTTACCGCCTTTTTGCAAATTAATCATTTTGTTATTCCTCCCAATTTTTCTTTTGATTTTTTCTTGAATATATTTTATCACTGCTCTTCACTTGAGTCATAGGCTTGCGCTCCCAAGTGATTCGCGGTGGAGTTACCTTTGGCTTTTTCTTTTTCATCATGATTCCTCCGCCTTTATGCTAAATCTTGTTCTGCAAACAGGGCATTTAAATCCAGCACTGAATTCTTCGACTGGCTTTATCCTTGGAACATAATAGTTCTCAAGGATTCTTCGAAGAGCATTTAGTTCAAAGTTGTTCAACTTCTTCAATGTCTTCTCCTCAAAGAAATATACAATGCCTGGATTTGGCGGCGGAGCTAACTGCATAATTTCTGCGATGTGCTCATCCTGTCTTCTACCCATTCAATCACTTCCTTACTCATCTAACTTAAATGGTTCCCATACCTTATCATCCCAGCTAGAGGATATGTTGCTCAGCTTTTCGCTGTCAAACTTCTGTCTGAAGTGTTCTTCCAACTGTTTAACCACGGCGGGATTTACAACAAAGCCACCCATGTTATGGTCAATCAGAAAGTTCTTCAGGATAATCTTGCGAATAATATCATACTCTTTATTCACCATTCATCTGGCCTCCATCCTAAAACATGTACAACAAAATATCCAACAGGGAAAATTAAAACAAGAAAGCCAATAACGCAACTTGTTATAATGGGCTGTTGTTTAAAACCTGCAATAACAAGCATGACAACTGCAATTGCTAGAAGCAGGATTAATAGAATTTGTATACCTACCATGAAGTAAGTGCCCCAGCTTATCCAGGGAAACTTCTTTTTCTTTTCTTTGTTAAGATTGACTGCCATATCAATACTCCTTACTTAGTAGCATTGCAGCGCCCTTATTGCTCTTTAAAGATTCGCTTAGGTACAATGGAGTAAACCCACGGTCAAAGGTTAGAATGCCTTCCCAACCTGCGTACAAGCTGCCGTAGTTTTCTACAAGTCTAAAAGTTCCTTCGCATTTGTTTGGGGCCATACTAATTAACTCAAGCTTATGAAAGCTATACTCATATACCCAGCCAACTTTAAAACGATTGCCTTGTGAGTCACGTCTTTCTGGTGGCATGTTACCACTCCTTACTTAATAAATTAACGGCTTCTTTATTTGATTCAATAGCAATTTCAACGGCGTCTTCTGCTGTTATACCTAGTCCTACTCCATTGCCCATAGGAACATTCATCCTACGTACAAACTCGGAGTAGTTATAATCATCAGGTTCCAAGCGGAGAACCTTCTCATTATCTTCACTAGGAATTACCCGATAGCCACCATTAGATTTCTTTTCTACATCAAAGACTTAACCTATCATTTTTTTATACCACTTGCTAGTGGAAGAAATACTTTTAATTCGTACTTTCATCTTACCACTCCTTTGAAAGCAATCGCTTTGCTTCCATATTGTTTTTCGCTTGAGGAAACATCAGGTCTTCTTCAGGATAAGAGTTCCTATAAGTTAGCGCATCCTGCGGCCAATCTTCTGGAGCCACTACGCGAATATCATACCACCATCCTGTCTTGAAATCACCGTCGTCCCAGAACACATCTAAGATTCTAGCTTGTGGTGTCTGCCAACTGCCGAGTTGCTTTATGTAATAAGCCTTTGGCTGTAGCGTAATGATATCGCCTACCTTAAAGTTAGCCGTCTCCTTGCTCGGTCTATTTCTTGCCATCTCACCACTCCTTGCTTAAACGTTTTTTCGCTTCTTGATTTGTTACTGGAGGAGCTTCCGCCAACATCAAATCTATATCGCGATAATATAATTCATCTTGGGTTTCATCTTCCCAGAGGACAGAATATTGAAAGTGCTTAAAGTGTTTAGAATACTTTCCTTCTATCTCTCCTTGGTGACATCTACCCACAATGGTTCCGACAACAGCATATTCTTCTCCATTGTCACCTTCTCTTTTGTTTTGTTCGTACCACTCTGAATCATCTGTAAGTAGTACTTTCTCTCCTAATTCATACATACCTACCACTCCTTGTCCAATAGGGTAGAAGCCCCTTTGTTATTACTAGATACAGGAGCTAAACATGATAGAAAAGAATGACATTCTACGCCATTGTCCCATTTAATACGAGGACTTTCTTTTCCTTCTCCTTCTATAATGGTTCCTGTCATACCAACTGGAACATTATATCCTGGGTGTACATACTTAATTCGTTTGACTCTTTGACCTTTGTAATACATTCTACCACTCCTTGTCCAGCAGCCTAGCAGCTTCCTTATTACTAGAAGAAGGAATAGAAATAATCCTATCTCCATATGGGTCTAGCCTGTGAGACACTACGCTGCCAAGCCAGCCGCATCCTTTTGGCTTTCTTACAATCGTTGCCATGTTAGCATGGTCATCCCAGGCCAAATCCCTTGGCAACTCAAAATCCATTCCAATTGCATCCATAGAAATAGATTTCCTTTTATTCTGCCCTATGCGGATAATCGTTCCTTTTGGAAGCTTCTTCATACCATCACTCCTTGAATAAAAAAAATTCTTTACCCAATAGAAAGTACAAACAAGATAGGATTCGAATCAGCGTGTGCATGCCCCAGGTTAGCAGCTAAAGGAAACCATAGGTTCCTCCACTCATCTAATACCTATCATTGATAAGAGAACGTCAGACCAGGCTGGTAATTTCTAGGCATGCATTTAACCCCACCTGTACCATGAGGTCACCTACAACGTCTTGGAATTCTCTTATGCGTACTCTCTATTCAGTAAAGAATTTAAAAAGCTCCTTGGGCAGGAAGAAAATAAGATACAATCATAGGCTTCAGTGCTTACCATCCGACAGTGGGACTCGAACCCACACGCCTCTCGGCGGACAGAGCTATCTCCGTCTGCGTCTGCCAATTTCGCCATGCCCGATGGGGCTTACTTGGCACCTATGATATGGAGAAGAACTTCGGATTGGTGTCTATTGCAGACCCCAGAAGGAATCGAACCAGCTACTTTCCGCTTATAGGCGGCTGTTTTACCCAATAAACTATGCGGGCCTCCACTACACCGTAGTTCCTGGCATTCTTCTCATTCTTATTCTCTACCTGCCCAAAGAGCAAGTAACCTTATTTACCTAGTATGTGTTCAACAATATCACTGACTCCGTGGAATCCGTAAATCATTGTAACACCGTCAAGCTTTTCAAGCTCCTGATTCCAATGATGACTAGGAACCAGAACAGGTCGCCCTGTCTTAATCCAATCTACCACATTATGGATAGCATCGTCAATTAAAATGTCCGCATTAATTAGGTCTTTCCTAGATGCCGTAATAAAATTCCTTTGTGGAATGAATGGAAGATTCTTTTGCAACCAGTTCCACTTACCACCTACTGCGTTAGGAAAAGCAGACGTAACAATAATGACATCATAGTTTTCAGTAAGCTTCTTTAGTTCAGGAACAACATATTCATCAACCAGTTCCAGGCTTTCATAAGTCGCTGGGTCATTCAGATAAGATATTAAATCATAGTCAGGATGAAATACCTCATGTTTAAATGCCGCCATCTGTTCGTATTCTAATTGATGGTCTGGGTGAAGAATATTGTGGTGTTCCATAATCCGTTTCATTAAATAAACAATTGTGTCGTCCATATCAACCGCGACGATTTTCTTTTTCTCCATGTTAAGCCTCCCTGTAAATCTCTCTATCTATTGTACCAACTTACTATTTTACATTCCATTCATATTTTTTCAAGAGGGATTTAGCCTCCGTATTCTTTTCAATGAATGGTTCGGCTTCATTCTTGCTAATCCACATCCACGGCCCTCTCTCATAACGCTCAGGCAAGTCGGAACTACGGTATGTTCGAATAATCTTACCTACTCTTACATCGCCATCACTAATAAAAGTGCCAGTAGTTTCAACTCCTGTATGAACCAAGTACCAGCCGTACTTTGGGTCGCTGTCGTGTTCGTGTTCTTCAATGTAGACTTCTCGAATAGGATTCTGATTAAGGCTATCTCGAATATCACTGCTCCAATGATTCTGAACCTTTACGCGAACCTTCATGTTATCACCTCATAAAAAAAGACTACCGCTTACGCAGTAGCCTCCGTCTTTTTAGCAGGAACTTTCTTCGCTGGAGTCTTCTTTACTTCCACTTCAGCCTTTGGTTCTTCAACTGGTTCTGGTTTTAAGAAACGTGCCTTATTCAGCTTGGTATCAAAGCTCATCGTTTGTGCATTGAAGGTAACGGCATGAGTCTTTAATCCTTCACCCTGTCTTGCGTCAGCTGATAACACTGTATTGGCAAAACCTAATGCTAAGTTCGCTGCCGTTTGGTTCGTAAAGATGTTCTGAGGATTGCTCACGGCCCGCTCCGCACAACTCATTTCATGTGGAAGTTTATCTGTTGCCTCTAGAATCTCTGGATACATATCCGCTACGCTTGGAAGATTGAATAAGTGAGGAACCTTTTCGCCCTTCACAAAGTCACGTCCAGCATTGTAACCAACAACAACTTGACCAGCCCACTCTTCATTTCCCATGTCCAGCCAGAACATACCTTTTGTTTCCTTGAACACTTCATTCACAATCGCACGAGTCTTATTGTTATCCACCGCACCGACTACGAAAGGAACCAAGTTATGCCGATTAACAATTTGCTTTAACATCTTTGGCCCATCCAGATATTCTCCAATGATGGTTACCTCAACACCGAACGCACCGCCATAACGCATGCCCATGATTTCAGCTTTGTTATGACCAACATCTCTTGGCAAGAAGTTCTGACGTGTTAAGTTCTTATCCTCAACGCTGTCTGCATCAATGATAGTTACTGCATGCAATGCCTTGTTCTCCAGCTTAAGCATTCTGTTTTGAAGACTGATTTGACGAATTAATTGTGGAATAAAATAACCGCCGTTGCCGCCTGCTCCAATAATAATCCAATGCTTTGCCTTCTTTGCTTGTACATCCAAAGTATAAGTTGGTTCTAATGCCATTGATAAATCCATGATTAATTCCTCCTAGTTTTTGTTTTGTTCCTTAATTGAAGTAAGAGCAGCCAAAGACTGCCCTCTCTTCTTAATCTAAGAACCAATCATTACGTTCGCCATGAAGATGACCATAACCGCTGTTCTCAGTCATTGTATCACTCACAACGTAATCGTACCCAAGGTCAATCAGCTCTTGAACGATTTCCTTAACGGTCTCTTCCACTTCGCCAATTGATTTAGTGTCGTCTCCCAGATTTTTTTCCAGAAAAATTTCGACTTCTGTTCTCGGCTCGCTGCTTGCGCTTTTGCTCGCGCTGCTCCCGCTTAGTGATTCTTTTTTTTTAGAATCTAAGCCTTGTGCTTTCGCATTAGCTGCCACAATATCATCCTTGTTCGCTCGTCCCCCTGGTGAGCCATGGTAGCCATAGCCGCCAGATGTCCCATACCCATAGTAGTCCCACTCGTCCCCCCACTTGTCGTAACTGGGAGATGTCCCTGTCCCCGACTTTTTTGCGTGATAGTTGTAACCTCCGTAAGAACGAGAGTGTTGTCCCATCCAATCGTCTGGAGCTTCAACACGAGGCCATGGTCCTTTAAATGATTTGTGTTCTACTTTTTCTTCGACTACTGGTTCGAATCCTTCTACTGGTACAGTAGTTGTTACCAGTGTCTTGATTTCTACTTGAGGAATATCAAACAGCAAAGCTGGGTCAATGTTTACGCGTGTGCCGCCACATACCCAACGGAATAAGAAGTTTGGTTCATCCTTGTCGATGTTGCCCCATACTCCGTAGAACTGAGTCATGTTTTCATTGGCATCATCTGTACCAGACCAGAACGCTCCCATCGTATGGTGGCTGTGCGTCTCACATAATGGTGTGCAATTCTCACGAAGATAATTCACCATCCCATCCTGATGGAACTCAGATAATGAACCAGAGTTCTTTTGCTGTGGACAATACACAATCAACTGTCCATCTTCAATAAGGCCCTTGATGTCTGTGCCATCTGTATACTTTGGTGGCAGCTCCACATTATCATGATTCCAGAAGAACAATGCGCTGGCTTCTGTCTTATCCTTCGTATGAACATCACGATAGAAAGTTAATACCATGATTAGATACTTCAAAGGAATCTTTGGAATCAATAACTCTGGACCTTCTTCCATTGATTCAAGACCTGGAATTGCTTTGTCCGCTGGGATATCTGAAAGCTTTACTTTGAATAAAGCAACAGGAGTCTTCACCACTCGGAAGACCCCGTTACGTGCAACAACGATATTGGTTGGTTTATCATAAGCCTCAGCTGGTTGTGGACCGAAGTGCTTACCTACTAATTGACCTGCTAACATTGCGGTTAAATCTAAATTTGCCATTTTAAAATTCCTCCAATTGTTTTAGTTTTTTGTTTGATTATCTTAACGTAAATACTGTTCACCATGACGACGAATGGCATCGCCTAAACGAATTGCTGGCTGTAAAATATCATTCTTGAATCGTGGTGTTTCCCCTTTTGCGTCTGCTTCTTTACAGATTCTGTCCATGTATTGCAGTAAGTGAATCGTTCTCTCACGTACAATACGTTGACCGTTTACCGTATCTTCAAAGCGCTCAAACTTGCCGCCATCTAAATCATTATTAAATGGATTAGCGAAGAAGCGGTCTGGAACAGTCATGATGGATTTAGAACCACCAAGCGCTGGGTAATCAGACTCAGAACCCCAGCATAGGTAACTATGATTAGAGTTCGCAAATGGGAATGTATACAATTGGTCATTCAAGCTAAGCACAGGTTGCTTAATCGCATATGCTACTCCGTGGCGATACCGACGCGTATCATTTGCTGGGTTGTGCAAAACATGAATAATCCAAACTGCTGCTGGTGCTACAATCTGAAACTCAGGGAACGCATTCTCCCCTGTCTCGCTTCTCATATCAAACTTGGCAATGTGCCTTGTCTCTGGAGTTGCGATAACATACTGTTCCATGTTATTAACCTTTGTATATTTTTGTACGCCAAAACCATAAGGAAGAAGCGGCGATTCAATCCGCTCACCTCTGGTTAGGACTTCTTGAATTGCTTGAACATTTGTATTTTTGATTGAGCGCTCTCCATTACGGATAACTTCAATCTGAATACTATCTGGATTTAAGTGAATACTTGTGCGGTTTTCCATTTCAATTCCTCCTTAGAATGGTAAATCTTCTTCGTAAGTGTACTCTTCAATTACATCAAATGGCAGATGGTAATCATGGATTGCAACCCTTGCTCCATTGCTTATACCAGCGTATACGCATGCAGCATCAAGCTCACGGAAACGTCTTACATCCCCGCCTTCACGAATAACTACATAGCGCTCTAGTGGAATCGCTCTGCCGTTCACATAGATGCCAGGTGCTGTTGCCCGCGGTGGTTCTGCAGTTGGTTCAGCTTGTACAACTTCTTCCACCTGAGCATTTAATCGAGCAATCAACTCATCAAATGGCGTCTGCGTTGGAACTTCTTCCACCACTGGTTGTGCTGGCTGAGCTTGCAACTGTTGACGAAGTTGTTCAGCTAAAGCATGACGGCGTTCAGCATTGGCTCTCGCTTCTGCTTCTATACGCTGACGTTCTTGCTCTTCCAACTCTTGGAGTCGCGCTTCTTCCTCTTGGCGTCTTATGCGCTCAGCTTCCTGACGAGCACGTTCTTGTTCCATCTCACGACGGATTTGCTCTTCACGCTGACGACGTTCTTCTTCTAAACGAAGTCTTTCTGCTTCTTGACGAGCACGCTCTTCTGCCTCTTCACGCTCCTTCTGAATACGCTCCTGCTCTAACCAAGGCTCAATCTCAGCCTCCGCCTCACGACGGATACGCTGAGTAACCTCTAGCAACTCAGTATGTCCTTCTGGCAATAAGTGCTTCCAGAATTCCATATTAAATTCAGCATAGATGTAATCTTGGATAACGATTGGAGCAACACCATTACGGCTACGGTCACCAGTCATATCAATGCTGGTAACTTTACCCCAACCTTGCAGCTCATAACCTTCTGGCTCTTGGTAACCATCAAATGGCGGCAATGCAATCCATCCTTCTTCTTCAGAACCTGATGGAGCCATAACCTTTACCTTGAGTCCTGTAGGCACCATTTCCGCCGCTGTAGGAGCGACAGCATATTCAGGAGCCTTACCATTCTCTCTTGCCCATTCAAGGAACTTGTGAGCAAATAAGCGGTCTGTTGCATCAGCTGATTCTTGAAGCTGAACCGCTGGCTTGAATAACTTCTCCATCACCCTGCGGCTATAATCTCGAAGCTCAGTGCGGATACGCTCTAATCGTTCTTGCTCACGGCGCTGAATCTCTGCTTCCATTAACCTTGTAACTTCACCATGGATTGCAGCTAGCGCAGAATCCTTACTGTACTCAGCATCAATCCAGTTAACAAAATCAACTAGGCCAGACTGAATGAATTGATAGATGCGATTGGTCTTGAACGGAATGTACAAGAATGTATTCCCGTTTCTTTCTTCGCGGCGAACCACATAACCAGATTGAAAAGAATTACGATTGTCTCTCATTCTCCTATAAAGCTGATTGTGGTTCTGCTCAAACCAAGACTTCCATTCAGGTTCACTATTATAGATTTCTCTTATCTTGTTAGCTTTCCTGTGGATGTGACTATCAAGACGTAGAGAATAACTATGTTGGTTCTGTCTAATGCGACAGCCAGGGAACTTCTTCTTTAGATAAGCGAACACTAAATCTTTCACTATCTCTTCTTCCTGTGCTCCTGTTTGTGGAAGCGGCGGAAACTCTTCAATGTATTGCTTGTTGGCAAGTAGCCTAGAACTCATTACAAAGTTTAACTTGCTGACTAATGCGGTTGCATTAACTGTCATGTCCCTCACCTCTCTTAAATAAAGTCAATAGATTCAACTGCTACTGTTCTTGCACGAGTTATTTGATTCACAAAGCCAACGACTTGTCTTTCTACTTCTGGCAAACGACGCTGTATCTGATGCTTAAAATCATTAAGTTGACTATCATTGTAACGACTAAAGTCCTGAACGGTTTGTGCATTGTTTATCGTTTCAATGATTTGTCTTAGGTCAGATGTCAGCAAAAATCTTTCCCGTTCACCCTCAAGGTCATTACAAATCCTTGCGATGTCTGGTAAGAATCCATTTGCTTCCCAGTGGTCAGCAGGCTCTTCATTCCTTACTACTTCTACTTCCACTGCTGGTCTTGCCTGTACTGCTTCTTCTGGATTCACTTGTTCATTCCTCCTTAGTGATTCACATCTTTGACAAACTCGATAATGTGAATAAGAATCTCTATCAACCGTTTGGTTGCTGAAGCCTTGACCGCAATACATTCTGTCGCCGCTTCTTCTAATATGAAGAACTCGCGTTGTATTACTTGGAACATACTCAATCGTTGCTACCATCTCTACACTCCCTTTCATAAAAAAATAGAGGGCCGTGCATAAGCAAGCAGCCCTCTACCTTTTGTCATGGTATCCAGATTAAGCTAATTTAATCACTAGCTTTGTGAAACGGGCACCTTTCGTACCAGCTTTCACGGTGAAACGAATCTCGTCGCCAACCACTTCGAATGTTGCATTCTTCAGTTCAGGGAAGATTTCGCTCATGGATGCCTGGATTTCTTCAGGCTTTAAGCTGTCGTCTTCCACGTTAAGGCGGTTAGAGCCGTATACAACGACTCTCGCACCTTTCGTACCAGCCTTAACAGTGAATCGGATTTCATCCCCAACAACTTCAAACGTTGCGTTTTTCAACTCAGGAAAGATTTCAGACATGGAAGCCTGAATCTCTTCTGGTTTTAAGGAATCATCCTCAACATTTAAACGATTAGAACCATAAACAACTACGCGTGCCATACCTTTCGTCCCCGCTTTCACTGTGAATCGAATTTCATTTCCAACTACCTCGTAGGTAGCATTCTTCAACTCTGGAAAAATCTCAGACATAGATGCCTGGATTTCTGCTGGAGTCAAAGATGAGTCCTCTACATTCAGACGGTTTGAACCATACACAACAACTCTTGTCATACCTTTTGTACCTGCCTTTACTGTGAATCGGATTTCGTTTCCTACTACTTCATACGTAGCATTTTTAAGCTCTGGGAAAATCTCGCTCATAGAAGCTTGAATCTCCGCTGGTGTTAAAGAAGAATCTTCAACATTCAAACGATTGGAGCCGTAAACAACCACGCGGGTCTGGCCTGAACCAGAACCCTTTGTGCCTGCTTTGACAGTGAAACGAATCTCATTGCCTACGACTTCGAAAGTAGCGTTCTTAAGCTCAGGGAAAATCTCAGACATAGAAGCTTTGATTTCCTCTGGGCTTAAAGAATCATCCTCAACGTTTAAGCGGTTGGAACCGTATACCACAACGCGGGTAGCACCCTTCGTCCCAGCTTTAACTGTGAAGCGGATTTCGTTTCCAACGACTTCGTAAGTTGCATTCTTTAACTCAGGAAAAATTTCAGACATTGACGCTTGAATTTCTGCAGGTGTTAAAGAAGAATCCTCCACGTTAAGACGATTTGAACCATAAACCACTACTCTTGTTTGATTAGACATACCAACATTCCTCCATAGAATTAATATATTTTGGTGCCCCTCCTAACCTGTGCGGTTGTTCAGGACATAAAAAAGACTAGGTAGGAACCCCTAAGAACCCACCTAGTTAAAAGAATCGTCGCGATATCCCCATCGCTTCAGATTGCTGTCTTTCCAGCCGTCAAAAATATAGTCAAGTCAGATAAAGTTAGTCAGACCTTATCGACGGTGGGAAGCACGTTAGTCAGACGTACACCCTAGAATCCAAAAACAATAAGCAATGTTAACATTAAAACATAAAATCAGCTTTGAAGAAAAGTTCTAAAAGTTTGAGACCATTTAGAAACTGGTGAATCTGATTGTCGAAACCTTACAAACCCATTTTCTTGATTACTTGATTCTTCATCTTGCGTTTTACTCCATTGACTTTTGAGTTCAACTTCTTCTTGATGAACTTCTCAGGGTCGGCCTGCATCTCAAGGGCCGCGGCCATGGCGTTCAACTTCTTCGCCATAGCACGCAACTCTTTCGGGTTGTTAGAGAACAACATTATTTGTTGCCCTTAACATCCTTAGCTTGTGCTTGTGGAGCTGCTGGGGCGCCTCCAAACAGACCACCTTGACCATTGAATCCACCCATTAAAGCAAGAGTAGTTAGGTCAAGTTCGCCATCGCCAAGAGCTAGCATCATCATTGGATTGAAGTTGCCGCCGCCTTGTTGCATCATCATCAATGGAAGAAGCTTATCCTTAGAACCGCCATCTTTCATTGCAAGAAGCATCAATGGATTGAATCCTTGAGAAGCTACTCCACCTTGTTGCATCAACATTAATGGTAGTAAGTCATCCATGTTATCGCCAAGAAGCATTAACATTGTTGGGTCGATTGCTCCACCCTGAGCACCACCAAAGCCGCCAGTAAGAGCCATGATTTTCACAAGCTCATCCTTGTTACCATCGCCAAGGGCAAGAAGTAAAGCTGGGTTGAATCCGCCTTGACCAGCAGCATCCAATGTCTTAACAACAGTGTAGAATGCTTTACCAAAGATTGGGTTAGTAGTTGGTAGTACAGAACCATTAGCGTTCTTTTCAGGTACAACCACTTCTACATAACCATCATTTACTTTAGTAACATACCCAAAATCAGCACCGTTTAATACAATGTCTCCAACTTTTACTTCATCAGCAGCAGTTGGTAATTTGAATGCAGGTACATTGAAGTCAAGAGTTAATCCAGTTACATCAGTGATAGTGCGTGTTGCTGGTTCGAATGCCACAAAGTTTTGAGAGATACCTTTACGAAGTGCAAGACCGCCAGTTGTGATTGAGAATGCAAATTTTCCTTCTACTTTACCAAATTGATTTTTGAATGCTCCGAATAAGTTTTTCATAGTTCCATTACCTCCGATTGTTTTGTTTGATTTTTGGTTTAATTTTGCGTTTAATTGAGCTTGTACATCAGCTTGCTGTTTTGCTTGTGCTAACTTTTGGTTTAATTGATTTTGAATATCCACTTTCAACGCCTCCGCTTTTTGTTTTTGTTCGATTGCTGCCACACGATTGATAGCTTCATATGCTGCATCTTGTGCATCATACGCTACATCAGCAACACTTTCGATTTCGTGAGCAACATCACTCACTCTGTCATCAAGGCTACCAATTTCATAACCAAGACTGTTTACTGCGCTTTGAAGACGACTTGCATCTTCTCGTACTTCGTTTGCCCTTTGCTTTGCAATTGCCGCATCAAGCCGTGCTTGGCTACCCACTTGCTGAGCAGATTGAG